TGCACCAAGCACAACTCAATGACTTTGCTTGGGTAACTCTTCTTCACTCGTTAAGAGATGACCACAGAAAAGATTTAGACCTTGACTAATCAACAAAACTAAACTATATTATATATTATGGAATTAACCACAGAACAAAGAATCGCAGTTATCGCTAAAGCAGTCGAAAACTCAAAATCTATAACGCCATCTCAATCGGTAGAAGAATTTATCGCAGAGATTAAAACTGAAGATGTTCTTGTCGAGCATGGTTTGCTTGATACTCAGAAGAACGATTTAGAAGATGAATCACAATTTTTTCTTACTCAGTCTGCTGAAGAGATTGACGAAGAAGATCAAGAGTTTGGTGTCTCGAAAGAGATGCGAGGCGTATACAAAAACAACTAAACCAAAAGGAATAATTATGCAATCAGAATTCTCATTCATTAAACAAGCTAACGCAGTAGAGGCTTACAAACCTTTGCAAGTAAATCGCCAAGGCGATAAGATGTGGTTCTCTTACAAGAACGCAGTTGGCACAATCGTCAACGCATACTATGATTATGCGACTCGTTCGTTTAAGTCAGTAGTTAAAGGCAGTCAGTACGGAGACGGAGTTGCGATTCGCAATCTTGTTGCTCGTCCTGTTGTAGAATCCGTTTTGAAAGGATAAGAAAATGACTTGGGACATACTTTTACTTTCGCCTTGGCTATTCGTATTTTACATGATGTTTACAAGCTAATGGAACTTATAATATTATTTATCATGGCTTATTGTTTTTATCGTATGGTTAATTAAAGTTGGTTGAGACCCCTGTCCTAAGTGACTGACTATCAAGCACTTGGGGCGGGCGGCGGCCAGCCACCTAAGTGACTGAGCCTTAACAACTTACAGAACCATTAAGTTCGTTTATTAGCTCGTCTAACCTTGGAAGGTCAAGTCCCGAATCGTTCCAAGCGACACCATCGGGTGTGCGGTATCCGATTGCAGAGTCTCCGCTAGTGTCTTTGATGTCGTCAACAAATTGCTGATAATCTTGACAATCCCTTGCGAAGTGGTAAAGACCTTCGTCGTTTTGAATCCAAAGGGCGACGTTCCAGGTCTGACGATTTTTCCATCCGTTATAGCTCATAGGTTTTCGGTGTTGTGTCCTGCTCTCCTCATTGAGTGGAGGGCTTCTTGACGGGTCATATTGAATCGGGACATGAGATACATGAGTAAGTCATTCCCTGTGAGTTGTTGGTTTCTGTCTGTCATGATATAATTATCTTATATTTTATCGTTTGTGTCAAGGATATTTCCAAGAAAATTTACTTGTTTTATATCGTAGCCTTTAGCTTCTGATTTTGCAATTCTTAAAGCTTTTGATTGACCTTTTACTTCATCCACTAATCTACCAAAAGAAAAGATTTGAAAAAATTGTACAAAGTTTGGGTTGCGTCTTACTGAGATCATATTAGTTCCATTTGAGGTTTTTGAGACTTGTGTGTTTCTTTAACCACCTACGAAGGTGGTGAAATCCATTACTTGACCAATGATTTGAATATGGGGTGATATTTGGATCTTGCAAGACGACTTTATATCCTTTTGCCGTATTTACAATTTCCTTAATGTCATTGCATTGGTGCATCTGTTTCATTATCTTTCTGTTGCCCTTGCCCGAGTGTCCTCCTTTAGCCATTGTATTATCCTCCTTGATTTAGTATGAAAGGGCTTTTCTATGTTTAACCCTGCGTGAATATTTAGACTTATCTTTCATTGGACGAGCCTTGGTGAAAAGAATTGGGATTCTTACTTTAATCTTTTTTTGCTTCATATATAAAGACTAAAGCACTTTTCAAACAATAGCGAGAAAAAAATTAACTAAATACAACTTTTAATTTTATCTAATAATAATTGATAAGAGATACTAATAAATAGGAACAAATACATAATACTATAAATACATTGACTTATAGTATATAAAAGCTTTATTATAAGTTGTTGATTATCAAGCACTTATGGAATCGGCGGCCAGCCACCTAAGTGTCTGACTATTAAAGACTTATGTTAGAAGTCGTATTGAGCGTGGTAGCCCCAATCAATATCCTCGTTCTCAGAGAATTGCCGAAGAGCCTGGCGATCTGCTTCCTCCTCCATTCTGCGGCGGATGATTTGCTGAGACGCAATCTCGGCAAGGACGGATTCCCGTTCCTCGATTTCGAGGTCGGTCATTCCGAAGGCGTGAGCGGTGCGGGCGAGTGAATCATTTTCGTTTTCCATATATACAATGTAGCAGTCTGAGGGCGTGGAGTCAAGGAATATTTTTGTTATTTTACATTTTATAAGTCGTTAACTATCAACTACTTACGACGCTGGCCGCCCGCGCCCTAAGTGCCTGAAGGGCAAGGACTTACGATTAGGCTTTGAACAAGCCGTAGCGACGACTGCCGTCGTTATTTGCAAGGCGACGACGCAAGAGCCTCTCGGCATCTTTTTTTCGCATCGCGATGGTTTCAACTTGCCAAACGGATCCCGCTTGGTTGAGAATGGATTTTAGTATGAACATAATTTTCCTTTTGTTATTAGTTAAAAAATGGATGATGGCGAACATCACGAAGACGGATGCCGTGAACGATATTAGTTCTGTACTTGCGAACATTTGCACAAGCTCCCCAAGTTGGGTGATTGATTGGATCATCCGTAAGTTGGTAGATTTTCTTGCAACGAGTGACGACGACATCGCCCTTTTTGAATTTGGTTTTCATATTGTTATTTCCTTTTTGTGAAAATTGGGTTATTGAGAAACTTGTCCATATCGGCAGATTTTTGTTTTGCCTCGGCAAGTTGAGATTCAACCTTTGCAAGCTCAGGAAGAGCGAGCATTTCGATTGCCATTTCAACATTGGCATGGGTTGCAGGAGTTGCGTCTTTACGCATCTTTGCAATGGCGTTATTGATTGACTCGATACGAGATTCGAGAGTGAATATTTCCATTTCTGTCATATATATAAGGTAAACTAGTTTTGAGTTAATTGCAAACTTTTTCTTTTAGTTTCTTTCCGTGGGCTTCGGCTTCTTTGTAAGTGTCAAAGCTCCCTGCGTAGTTGCCGTTCATGTATAAGACAAAATGCTCATTGCACCAAGTCGAGAAGGTTTTGATTTCGATTTCCATTTTTTAATTTCTGCTTGAAGTTAACTTATGTTGAGCTTGCCACTCGGCAAGCCAATCTTGATTCTGCTTTAGCAGATCACGAGAGATCTTGACAAGAACGGGGTCGCTCTCGTTTCTGATAACTTCCTTGTGACGGAAGATATCGGCTTGAACCTTTTGGAAGAGTAGGTGTCGATCATTAATCATATATACAATCTAAAGGTAAAACCTAGTAATTGCAAGAAAAATCTTCTGAAGTTATTCACAAAAAAACTTTAATGGAGTCGCATTTTTTCCTTGACACCCTTTGACTTTTATGTTATAATGCGGACCTTTCGTAAGTTGTTGGTTACCAAGCACTTACGAGGGCGGGCGCCGATGCCCTAAGTGCCTGATTATCAGTGACTTAGGATGTCAAGCTTTTTATTTCCAAGGATCGAAAAAAGTTGGGTTCATGTCGGCAAGGACATCGCGATTTACTTCGCCCCAATTCTTGCCATCGTGCCAAGTCATAAAGACTTTTTTACCGCAACCCTTTAGGTAGTTGAGCCATTCGTTAGCTTTTCCCAACTTGTCAAACTTGTAGGCGTAATCGAATCCGCCAAAGTGAAAGTTGCCGTCCATGCCTAAAGCAAGCCATGGTTTGCGAGGAGATCGATTTATTCCGATTAATTTTATTTGATAATGCATGTTAGTTTTGTTGATAGAAAAAAAGAAGAGAAAGAATAATTATCAAAGGAATCATTTTTTAGATTCCTCTAATTTTTGGATTTCACTCCGCAAGTATTGCACATGAGCGTCACGAATCGAGCGAAGTGATTCTTTGCGTGAACGATTGAGTTTGTCCTGCCACCAAGCAAGATCTTTTTCTAATTGTTTTTTTGTTTTCATATTATAAAGATAAAGTATTTTTTAAGAAGTTACAAGGAAAAAGATTACTTTTGAAATCTTTTTTCTTGGATGATTTCTTGCCAAGCTTTGCGAGCAACTTGAACGGCATTGAGAGCGTCAAGGATTGCCATGCCTTGCGTGATCGAAGATTGCCAATCTTCCTTAGAGGATTCTCCTGCGAGAAATTTGAGATTTCCCTCTGCTTTAGAGAGAGCAAGACTTAGGTCTAAGTCTCGGTTGATGTCTTTTCTTAATTCTTCTAATGTTTGATTCATATTATAAATGTAATCTATTTTTTGTTAAATTGCAAGGAGAAAACGAATTATCTTAAGCAACCCATTTGACAAATTCAAACTTGCGGGGCAAGCCAAACTTTGCAAGGTCACGATTGAGAGACTTAATCGAATCGTGATGTTCGCATTTGAGAATTTGATTCTCTGCGATGATGTCGCCCGTCTTGCGGTCAACGATGTTAACTTTGGCGATGAAGCCGTTTACTCTTTTATTCTTAATCATACCTAAAGGTAACACATAAACAAGGGAATTGCAAGAAAAACTTTCTAAAGTTATTAACAAATTTTTTTGCCTTGTGAGTAAAAAACCCTTGACAAGCAGAGCTTTTTATGTTATAGAAGCCTTACTCGTAAGTCATTGTCTATCAAGCACTTACGAGAGCGGGCGCCGATCCCCTAAGTGCCTGACTATCAGTGACTTAGGAGGGCCAAAACCACACTATAAGGCAAGGTATTAGCGTAGCTGAAAAGGGTATTAGGATTTGTATTAGGTCTAACATATTTTTATAGAGTTGTCAAGGATTTTTTTAGTAAAGATATTGCTCAGTTGAATCTTCCCATACATGGGTCAACTTAAAGTCGGTAGTTTTCCAAGGTGAAAAATCTGCCTCGCCTATCAAGGCAATTCTTTCGGATATCTCTAGCTCTAAGGGATGCACCTCTGAAGAGCCTTGCATATTGTAGACCTCTACCTCTGAAGGGTCATCCTTCAGTACACGAGTGATTTGAGCCTTGAAGCTGAAGAAGTTTACCCTACGAGTAGGAACATTTTTATTTGATTGATTTAACATAAGTATAATGTAATGGATTTTTTAGGAAAAGTCAAGAGAATTGCAAAGTTTTTTTTTACCAATTCCTTGGCATTTCGTTATTGGAAAGAAACCTTTCGGCTTCGTAGGGAGAGCAACGAAGATCATCGCAGATGTCTGCAAGTCTTTCTTCTCTTGCTTCGGCACGAGATTGACGATAGCGAGTGACCTTGCAAAAGCGAGGGTCTGCTTCGGCATCTGCCATTTCTTTTAGTTGATCGAAAAGATCCCAAGAAACAATTCCCTTCTTGCAAAAGTTATAAGCACATTGCTTACGAGAGACACCTTCGATCTCGAAGATGTGGCGAGCCTTGTTTTCGTTGTAAACGCTAAGGCTTGCGTTTATTACCTTGTCGGAGACTTTGTTGAATTTGATGTATATTAGTTCCATAATTTTTTTATTTTAGTAGTTTATCTTTCTTAATCTTATATATACAATGTAACACAGATGAAGCGAAAAAGCAAATTATTTCTTCACTTTTTTTTGTTTAGTTATTACGAATTTACAAAGGATTTTTTCTCTTTCAGTTAAGTTAATCATACCTAAAGGTATCACAGAAAAGCCGAAAAGTCAAGAAAAACTTTCGACTATCTTTTTGCACAATCCTATTGCATAGATTGGCATGGTATGTGTGCAGCTGTTTCGTAAGTTGTTGGCTATTAGGCACTTATGGAAACGGCGGCCCGCCACCTAAGTGGCTGACCATCAATGACTTACGGGTTATGTTGTGCAGTAGTATAGGACAACACTTCCGACGATTATGACAATCATACGACGAGAGGATTAGGCAACTTTGTGTTGCAAAAGTGCCAATCGAATGAGTCAATGATTTCCCCATTAAGGACAGGCTCAAAGTTGACTTGGTGAACACCTGCATTGGCAATGCCGTTGACTCGTTCGCGTGTGGTTGGAGTATTCCAACCTGCAAGTGACCACTCGACCACGCCAAAGGCGTCTCGTTTGATTATGGCGTTACCATGAAGCCAAACGGTTTGCCCGTCTGTCTCGGTGTTGCCGACTTTTTTAGATGTGCCTTGTTCAAAGGCGAGTTTGATTTGTTCGGTTACTTTTCGCATGGTATGATTTCCCCTTCTCTTACGATTAAAACTCTTTCACCTTGCAAAGATAATTCTTTCTTTTTTCTGCTTGCAATGTTCAAGGCTTGAGCCTCTGTCTTTGTGTTGTCGATTAACTTTCCGAAAAGTCGAATGTCGAACCACTCGGAAAAATTTGCGTTTTTTATTATTGTTATCATGTTATAAATGTAAACCTTTTTTGTAATTAATGCAAGGTAAAAGATTACTTTGTGAAGTAATCTTTTACTTGTTGAGAGGTTGCCTTGCTAAGGTCGGAAATGTAAACTTCCGATTCAAACAAGTGATCTTGCTTGTGATGCTTAATGGTAGCAACCCGAAGACCGCCCTTGATGCGATCAAGTGAGACGAGTCTCACGGCTTTATTGTTTTGCGAGGAGTGGTAAATGCCTCCGACTTTTAATCCTTTAGTAATGTTCATATTATTAATGTAAGCTTTTTTTTGTCGAATTGCAAGGAAAAAGAGAAAAAAGATTCGATTATTTTGTTGCACAATCCCACCCCCGTTTTTTGAATTTATTTTGGCGGGCGACGCCAGCATATCGGCGGGGGGTGGTTTTTCTCAAAATCTAATGCAGTAATTCACAGGTAAATAACGTTTTTTGAAAAAAAATCGGCGCATTTACAAAAAATAACTGTAATATATAGTAGAATGCCTAGACGCAAAAAAGCCGACATTGACGACGCTCAGGAAATAGAGAAGGTAATGACATCTCTCAATAAGACTAAGGTAAAACTTAAGAAATTAGAATTTTCTGAGAAACAGCAAGAGCTGTTAAAGATAATGTTTGATAGAGGTACTAAAATAGTATTCATAAGTGGACCCGCTGGAACCAGCAAAACTTTTATGGCTATATACGCCGCTATTCAATTATTTAATATGGATAATAACTATAATATTAGTTATGTAAGAACAATTATAGAGAGCGCTGATCGAGGAATGGGTGCGCTCCCTGGGAACATAGATGAAAAATTTGATCCTTTCATGATGCCCTTAAATGATAAAATGTTCGAATTAATGAGCGCTAGTGACGTGAAAGCCTTGGATCAACAAGGCGTAATATCGGCTATGCCAATAAATTACCTTAGAGGCGCCAGTCTCAACGACAAGGTTGTTATTGCCGATGAATCTCAAAACTTTAGCGTAAAAGAGTTAATTACCCTTATTACGAGAATAGGAGAAAATACTAAAATGTTTATTTGCGGCGACTCTATGCAAAGCGACATTAATGGTAAAAGCGGGTTTAACAAGCTTAAGGAATTATTTAATGATGATGCTAGCGCTAAACAAGGGATATACAACTTCGAGTTTGATCACAAAGATATTAAGAGGAGTGAAATATTAAAATATATTGTTAAAAAACTAGAAAGTATATAAAATGAAAGAGGGGGATGAAATTTGTTTTTGGCACGACCATAAGGATAGGTGCGGCAAAATAATCAAGATGTTTACTCAAATAGGCTTCGAGGATCATGGTAAAGAGTTTGTTGTCATTTTACTTGACGACTCCAGGGGTTTATTTAATGATTGCGTTATTAAAACTGAAAAAAATAAATTAAAAATAATTAATTGAATTAATTAATAATTATTATATAATAATTAACATATGAAGCAATTAAAATATTTTACAGCCAGCTGGTGCGGGCCGTGTAGATTTTTCAAACCATATATTATTGAGTTAATTAGAGATGGAGAAAACATAGAAATGATAGATATAGATGCCAACCCAGAACAAAGTCAAAAATATCAAATAATGTCAGTCCCAACGTTAATCTTTGAAGAGGATGGAGAAATTTTCGCTAAGAGAAATGGCGCTATGGACCCAAGCGAAATAAAAGCTCTACTAAAGTAAGATGGAAATTATAATATCTTCTTTGGTTGGTGCTGTGGGAGCTATATTAGTTGCTTATATTAATACTAAAGTTAGAGAAAAAAGAAAAGACGCTCTAATGGAAGAAATTACAAAAAAATTACACATAGACAGTAAAAATGTGTATATAATAAACACTAAAAAAAATGAAGTACATAATTTCAAATACGAATCTAAAGCTTCGACTCAGGAGCCTTTTGTGTTTTTTATAAAATAATGAGAATTAAATATTGTAAATCATGCGGTCATAAAAACCAGTTCATAGGGCTGGAACCAAAGTTTTGTTCAAGTTGCGGGGCGAGTTTTCAAAAAGGAACTTCTCAAGTTACAAAATCTAAAATTGCTAATAGACAAAAACTTAACGAGGATGAAACAGATGTTGATTTCGTTCCTAATATAGCCAGTCTACAATACAGCGTATCTCCATTTGAAAAGAAGACATTCAAAATGGAAGAAATGTTCGATCTTGAAGATGATGGCGGAAACTCCGAAAAGAAAAAGAGGTAGACCAAAGAAGGTAAAATTTGAGGATAAATATGAAATTATTGACACTCAAATTGCAAAAAGGAAAGGTAAGTGGTTTCTTAAGGCTATATCCTGGATAAGCTGGGAAGATGTTGGGCAAATAATAAGATCTCATATATATAATAAATGGCACCTGTGGGATCAAAAAAGACCGTTAGAACCTTGGTTAAATAGAATCATATCTAATCAGATAAAAAATATATTAAGAAACCATTATGGTAATTTTATTAGACCTTGCGCTCAATGCCCTTTCAACGCCTCTGGATCTATTGACAACATAAATGATGCTAATTTCTGTAGTTGGACTAAAACTGGCAAGCAAGATAGTTCTTGTCCTTTATTCTTGAAATGGGAAAAGACTAAAAAAAGCTCCTTCCAAATAAACATGGCTTCAAGTATAGATGCTAATGAAAATATAAACGTTGGACTCTGTAAACACTTTGACATTGACCATTCTAAAAATAAATTAAATAAATTAATGAAAGAAAATTTAACAGAAAAACAATATCATATATATGAGATGCTATATATAAAAGATTTAGATATTACCGAGGCTGCTGAAAAATTGGGTTACAAAAGCAATGAGAAAGGCCGTAAGGCGGGGTACAAGCAAATAAAGAACTTTGAAAAATTATTTAAAGATACTGCTAAAAAATTAATATCCGAACACGACATAGTATGAAACTAAATGACGAACAAAAAACCTTGGTACAGGAAAACTATAAAGACTTTCCAGATTTAATAGAATTAACGAGAATGGTATTTGAAGATGATTCTTTAGATGGTCGAACGAAAGAAGGTCGCGCTGTTAGAAAGTTTCTTGTTGACAATTCACTTAATTATACTACGACAAAAAAAGAAAAAAGGGATGATATTGAGTTTTCTGAGGAACAAGAAGAATTTATATTGCAATACGCTAAAGAAGGAATGTCTGCTTATGAAATTTCTAAAATATTATTTCCAGAAGTAAATGTAACAAATTTAAGTAAAGAAGTAATAGAATTAGCTGAACATATAAAAAATATAGATCCAGCTTTATTATCTCCATCTGAAAACGCGCTTAATAATACTTACTTCCCTCCTAAGGCTGCATCAAGAGTAATTAAAAAAATTAATGATTATTGCGCTAAAGAATTAGAAGAAAAAGAATTAAGTCGAGAAGAGATTGATAATATAGAAAGTACAATAAGATTTCTTGCTGCGCCTAGATTTGTTCAAGTTATGAACACTTATAGCGCTATGGATGACAGAGATTTATTTGAAGCTGAGTTTATTCGTTCGGTTTGGGATAAGCCTGACTTGACGAGTGATGAACTTAATCTATATATTAACGTATGTATGGATTATATACATTTAAAAAATATTAGTAAAGCAATTGACAAATTAAATAGAATGTTTGAAGATTGCGAAGATCAAAGAGATATGACTGTTAGGCTAGCGGAATTATTAAAAACTAAAAGTGAAGAATATAATCAATGTGAAAAACGTCAAGAGACTTTGATAGCTAGATTGAACGGTGATAGAAAAGAAAGAGTTAAAAATAGACATAAAGATAATGCTTCGATTATATCTTTGGTTCGAGTATTTCAAAACGAAACTGATAGAAAGCGTATGGTCGAGATGGCTGAAAAACAAAAATTATTAATAAAAGAAGAAGCTGACGGTCTAGAAAGAATGGACGTCTGGAAAGCTAGGGTTCTAGGAATTTCTAAAGATGAAGCAATATGAAACTAAAACACATCCATAAATCAGCTAGTAGTCTCGGACAAAGGTATTATACCATGTCTGCGGCGATAAACGTTTTCACGCAGTCCTACGGGCATAATATCGTACAAATTGGGTCCGAACCCAGGAACTCGGCGCACTCTAATTTTGATTTGTTTGATTTTTATGCTGATTTAGTAAAAGATTGTAATAAAGTTTCTTATAGTATATTTCATGAGTCTGATAACATAAGTCAACAAAAGAGAGAGCAACATTTAAACAGTATAATATATAATAAGTATAATGATGAATCTAATAGAATAAGAATAAGAAATATAAAAGATAGTAATATATATGAAAAGACAGATAATATAGATTTGTTAATATTAAATGATATATATTTTCCCATAGAAGAACTTACCACCAGGGTTTGCCCGAGCGCAGATTACTTATCTGGTAGAAACATACTGTATTCGATAACGGACGCTGAGATGAATCATTCTTACGGTGAAATCATCAGTCCTTCAAAAGAAAGGTGTTTGTATGAGTACAAGCTATTCAAAAATAAACTTAGTAGATCCTCAGTCGTAATTCTAGAAGGAAACGATTATCCTGGCGGCGCACAAACTTCCCTTGTTAAAAAACAACTGGGAAGTGATGGATTTATCTGTTTATTAGACTTACAACAATCAGTGTGGATAAAACGGTAAATTTCAATTGTAAGATATGTGGTGCTGAGTTTGATTCTGAACGATCACTACATGCACATATTAAGGCTCATAAAATATTATTATCAGAATATTATATTACATACTATCCTAGATATAATTTATATACAAATGAGTTAATTCCTTTTAAGAACAAAGATCAATATTTTTCTACTTATTTTTCTAATAGTATTGAAATGGAAAAGTGGGCGGCGACAGCCGACGACGAACATGTACAACAAATATTACTTGATATATTAAATAAAAGAATAATTAGTAAGAATTTACAATATGCGCCGAATCATTTAGAATTAATGCTACTTGAGCTTCCTACAATAGAGATGTATAAAACATATTTCGGTTCATATAATGAAGCCTGTCGCAGGCTTCAGGTTGAGCCGTTACTAAATAAAAGTATAAAAAGTAAATTTTTAAACTTCGATAAAAATTTAAAGGACATGCAGATTATGATAGACACTAGAGAGCAAACTCCCTTAAAATTCAAGAACAGTAAACCTCATAAATTAGATTTTGGTGATTATACAGCAGCAGGAGGATACTATAATAAAACATATGTGGATAGAAAAAGCGAAACGGACTTTAAATCAACAATGACTGTGGGGTATGATAGATTTAGAAAAGAATTGCAAAGAGCTAAAGAATTCGACTCATTCTTATACATTGTTACAGAAAGCTCTATTGATAAAATAATAAACAATAATAAGTATGGTCCGCATCGATCAAACTTAACATTTGTATGGCATCAGATGAGAATGTTATCACATGACTTCGCTAGGAACTGTCAATTTATATTTTCTGGAGGAAGGAACTGGTCGCAAGAGTTAATTCCAACATTACTTTATGCAGGTAGAGAAATGTGGCATTCCGATGTACAATATTATATAGACAAAAGAATTTTAAAATTATGAGCTGGGAACCAGGCAATCAAAAACGAAACCCTAAGGAATATGACATAAATAAACTGTTATTAGAAACAGAAGGGTTTATGGACGAAAGGGAAGCTAAAATTAAACTTTATGAATTTCTTAGAGAAAATATTACTTTTAGCACAAATCTCATAGCTGGAGTTGACTTATTTCCATTTCAGCATATGGCTATTAAGGCAATGTTCGAAAGTGACTATTTCTTAGGCATATGGTCTCGTGGTATGTCAAAGTCTTGGACTACTGGTATTTTTGCGTTCATGGATGCTATAATGAATCAGGGTGTTGAGATTGGTATATTGTCTAAGTCTTTTCGTCAGGCTAAAATGATTTTTAAAAAAATTGAAGATATAGCTGCCAAGCCCGAAGCTAATTACCTAAGCCAATGCATAAGTAAAGTGACAAAAGCTAACGATGAATGGGTAATGCAAATAGGAGAAAGCTCAATAAGAGCTTTGCCGCTAGGTGATGGATCTAAGCTTCGTGGTTTTAGATTTCATAGAATAATCATCGATGAAATGCTTCTTATGCCTGAAAGGATATATAATGAGGTTATAGTGCCATTCTTGTCTGTTGTTCAGAATCCAAAAGAAAGAGAAGATTTATTTAATTTAGAAACTCAACTTATTGAAGAAGGCCAAATGAAAGAAGAAGATAGGTTTGTGTGGCCCAACAATAAACTTATAATGTTATCTTCTGCTAGTTACAAGTTTGAATATTTATATAAATTATACCAAAACTTTGAGGGATTAATTAACCAAGGGGAGTCGGAAGGAAAAAACAAAGCTTGTAGGGCTATAATGCATTTTTCTTACGATTGCGCACCTAAACAACTTTTTGATGAAAACCTTGTGGAACAAGCTAAGTCAACCATGAGTCAAAGTCAATACGACAGAGAGTTTGGGGCTATATTTACAGATGATAGCTCTGGTTACTTCAAGATATCAAAAATGAAAGAATGTACCGTAGAGGAAGGTGTTGAACCCTCAGTAGAAGTAAAAGGTGAAGATGGAGCAAAATATTTATTGGCATTTGACCCTAGTTGGGCCGAGAGTGAAAGTTCTGACGATTTTGCAATGCAGGTGTTTAAATTGAATGAAGAAACTAAGCAAGGAACTTTAGTTCATGTATACGCTATGGCAGGAGAAAGTTTAAAAAATCATATTAATTATTTTATTTATTTATTAGAAAATTTTAATATTGTATCTATTGTTGGGGATTATAATGGAGGAGTACAATTTTTAAACGCCGTAAAGGAAAGTTCTATATTTAAACATACCAAACTTAATATTAATATAATCCAAACTGAATTTGACGATATCGAAAATTACCACAAATCATTAAGAATGGCTAAAGCTGAATTTTCTAAAGATGGTATACCTTGCTGCTTAAGAAAACCTACCTCTGGATGGATCAGAAGAGCAAACGAATTATTGCAGGCTAATTTAGATCATAAAAGAATATGGTTTGCGTCTAGAGCTATAGATGAAAGTTACCACAAGCAAAGAAAAAAGAAAATACCAATTAAAAACTTAAAATTCTTAAATTTTGCAGACGACGAAGAAAAACAAAATGATGCCGCTAGGATGATTGATTTAGTTGAGCATCAGCACGATATGATGGATTATACAAAAGGGCAATGTGCGTTAATAGAAGTAAAATCGTCTCCGCAGGGAACCCAAACTTTTGATCTACCTTTAAACTTAAAAAGAACTACTGGGCCAAGTAAAGCTAGAAAAGATTGTTACTCTGCTTTAGTATTGGGTAATTGGATGATTAAGATACATAACGACGTTAATGATTATAAGGACGAAGTAGTTAATTCATTCGTACCAATGTTTATAAAGTGACTTTTAAAGTGACATTTTAACTTTTTCGTGTATCATATAAGTAATGAGCAAGCCTAAAAGGAAATATACTAAAAAATCATCTTATTGGGAAAATCTTTCCAAGAGGACTCAAGTCAATCTAGGTTCCGATAGTGACTCTATAGAGCCTGTAATGTGTGGAGATAACTATTACGTTAGTAACTCAAGCGTAAAGGGTGTTAAGAACATAACTCAAGCTAATTCAGTCGCATCATCAGTTTCAGACGCATTAAGATCTGGAGGCACATCCAGTACAGGAACTAGGTTTAATAGAGCTGGCTCAGGCTCCAAGAAAGAAAAGTATAAAAACATTAGCGAGGGAATGCTTCCTTATGATGTGTCAGTAGAAGGTATTGACGTAAGGGAATCTATTGAATTATGCCAAAAGGCTTATGCTAATATACCAATCTTCAGAAACGCTGTAGATGTAATGTCTGAGTTTTCTAATTCAGAAATATATCTAGAGGGTGGAAGCGAAAGCGCAAGAAACTTTATTGAAAAGTGGCTTGAGAAAATTAATTTATGGAAACTCAAAGATCAATACTTTAGAGAGTATTATAGATCGGGGAATATATTCTTATATAGAATAGATGGTAAATTTAAAAAAGAAGATATATCTAAGTTTAACAAAATATACGGAAACTCAAAGTTTTTAGATCCTGGAAAAATTCCCTTAAAATATATTTTATTAAATCCATACGATATAGTATCCACTAAAAGTACATCTTTTGAGGGTGGTGTTTATAAAAAACTTTTATCCGAGTATGAATTGGAAAGATTGAGAACGCCAAAGACTCCTGAAGATGAAGAAATTTTTAACGCCTTGGACAAAAAAACTCAAAACTTAATTAAGCAGGGAGGGTTTGCCACAAGAGGGTTATCTGTTAATCTGGATGAAGAAAGATTAATTTATTCATTTTATAAAAAACAAGATTATGAACCTTTTGCTATTCCTTTTGGTTATCCAGTATTAGACGATCTTAATTGGAAAATTGAACTTAAAAAGATTGACCAAGCTATTAGTAGAACAATTGAAAACGTAGTATTATTAATAACTATGGGCGCTGAACCCGACAAAGGTGGAATTAACCCACATAGCTTAAGCGCAATGCAATGTTTATTTCAAAACGAAAGTGTTGGAAGAGTATTGGTTAGTGATTATACAACAAAAGCAGATTTTATTATACCTGATATAAATAAAATTTTAGGACCAAACAAATATGAAATTGTAAATCAAGATATTAGAGAAGGTTTGCAGAATATAATTGTTGGTAAAGAAAATTATTCTAGCACTCAAATAAAAGCTCAAATATTTTTAGAAAGATTAAAAGAAGCTAGAAACGCATTTTTAAATGATTTCTTAATGCCCCAGGTAAAAATTGTCTGTCAAGCATTAGGGTTTAGAAAATATCCGACAGTTAGATTTCAAGAAGTTGATATTAAGGATGAGATTCAATTCCAAAGAGTTGTTACGAGATTGTTAGAAATTGGTATTATATCCCCAGAGCAAGGTTTGTCAGCTATTAGAACTGGCTTATTTCCTCATCCAGATACAATGTCAGACGCTCAAAGAAAATACGCTGAAGACAGAGGGGAAGGAATGTATAACCCTTTAATCGGTGGTGTTCCTCCTATTGAGCCTGCTGGCGCAGAAGAAGAAAGAGATCTGAGAGAAGAACAATCTAAGAATGTAGTTCCGCTTAAGCAAAACCAACAAACTCCAGAAAAAGCGCCCAGTCAACCAGGTCGCCCAACAGGAGCTACAGCAGAAGATTTATACTCCAGGAAAGACTTGCAATCTATAATTTATAAAATAGAAAAACTAAGAGCTTCTGCTACAAAGGAGGTAAAAGATAAATTTTCCGTAAAAAGATTAAATAAAAATCAAACAAAGATTGTAGATAGTTTAGTTGAAGCTATTGTCACCTCCACAGAAAAAGACTCTTGGGAAAAAGAATTAAAAGCTTGTATAAAGGATAATGAAAAAATGGCTAATTTAGAAACCTTAAAAGAAGTTTTAAATATTGGCGCAGATCATCAACTACCAGATTACCCTTCTGCGATATTATTTCATAGTAAAAAATAATTTTTGTGTGTATACATTTGTATGCGCAAATATATTATTGATTTATCAGATAAAATAAAATCTCATGAGCTTTTTTGCGATTGCGAAGAAGACGGAGTAGAAAACATTTCAAATGAGTCCTGGGCTGCAGAAAAAAACAAAGGAAAGAAATTAAACAAACCCTTTAGAACGTCGGGTGGCCCGAAGAAATTTTCGGTTTACGTTAAAAACGACAAAGGTAATGTCGTAAAGGTAAATTTCGGCGACCCTAACATGTCGATTAAACGAGATAGTCCAGCAAGAAGAAAATCTTTCAGAGCTAGACATAATTGCGATAATCCTGGGCCAAAAACAAAAGCTAGATATTGGTCTTGTAGACAGTGGAGAGCTGGCTCTAAAGTCGAGGGTTCTGATGTAGAATTTTCCGAACAAGAAATTGAAGATATTATATTGGATGAACTTGACGAGTCTGAAGCTAAAGGTAAGGGTTTATGGCACAACATTAGAGAAAAGAAAAAAAGAATGGGTAAAAATTACCGTCCAGCAAAACCAGGAAGTAAAGACTACCCAGATGAAAAATCTTTAAAGAAAGCTCAAAAACCCTCCAAAGAAAAAAAGGAATCAAAAGGAGAGTTAACCAAAGAACAAAAAAGTTTACCTCCAGCCTTACAAAAAAAGATTTTAGAAAAGAAGGGTAAATCCCCAAAAAAAGAAAATAAAGATAAAAAAGAATCTAAGGCGGAATATCAACCGCACATGATGTATGATCTTAAAACTGGCAAGGGTTATATGGCTAAAAAAGAAGAAGATCACCTCAGAATGAAAAAGATGGGTTATTCTCACGAAAAGCCTAAATAAATTATTAGTGTATATTATATAACACATGAAATTTAAATATAAAACTAAATTTTTGAATGAAGTACAAGCTTCTGCAGAAAATGTAAAAGATGGAAAGTTTGTATCCCAAGCTTCATTGGAACAATTAAAGTCTTTAGTTCCAGAAGATATTGATTTCGAAAAAAATATTGATTTGATTGGTGTAGCTTTTAATGCAGCAGTAATTAATCAATTCAATAAAAATCATGATGGTATAGACACAAAAACTGCGCTAGCTATTAAAGATTATTTTATTCACAAGCCCACTAATATAGAACATAATAAAAAGAAAATTGTAGGGCATATTGTATCATCTGGATTTTCTAGAATGTATAATGATGAATTAATAAGTTCTGTCGGCGAAGAAATAAATCAACCTTTTAATTTGGCTCTTGGAGCTGTAGTTTATTCTGCAGCTAATAAAGAATTTGCCGAAATGGTTTTAAGATCAGTTGATCCAGAAGATGAAATGCATCAAGTGGTATCTGCGAGTTGGGAATTAGGATTTAATGAATATGTAATTGCAGCTGGAAGCAGAAGCTTGGATGAAGCGGAAATTATTTCAGACCCTAAGCATGTAGAAGAATTATCTCAGTATTTAAAAGCTTTCGACGGAGAAGGTAAATTAAATGACGGTACTGAAGTATATAGATTGGTGGTTGGAGATGTCTATCCATTAGGCATAGGCTTTACTGCAAATCCTGCGGCTGACGTAAAAGGAATATACGTATTTGACGATAAAAAAAAAGAAGAATCTGAGGACGATTCTTTGAACGCTGAAGAAAAAATACAAGTCAATAATAAAATTTATTTTTCGAAAAATGAAAAAAATATTTCACAAAATGGAATTTTAACTGTAAATGAATCTATAAACAATATTTCTATTATGGAAAAACAAGAACTACTAGAAGACTTTAAAGCTATCCTTGAAGAAAAAATGCCTGGTCATGATTTCTCTCAAGAGACTGTAGCTAATGTTGGTCGTGTTATTGGAGATGCTATCAAATCCAAAAACGAACAATATGAAAAAGAACTTCTTGCTCTTGAGGAAGAGCGTCAAAAATTCGCAGAAGCTGAAGAAGGTATTAAGGCTGATCTTGAAGATCTTAAGTCTAAGCTTGAAGCTGCTGAGGGTCAAGTCGCCACTCTGAGTGAGGAAATCGATTCTCGCAAAAGCGAAGACGCTTTTAACGCTCGCATGGAAGATGTTGATGCGACTTATGATCTTTCAGAAGAAGATCGCAAGGTTTTAGCCTCCGAAGTTGAAGCTATTAATCTTGACGAAGCTTCCTTTGAGGAGTATAAGTCAAAACTTTCCGTTATGTGGGCTCATAAAAGTAAGGAATACTTAGCCGAACAAGAAAAAGCTTTTGAAGAAAAGCTTGAGGCTGAACTCCAAAAACGCTTGCAAGGCATGGAAACATCTGAAGCTTCTGACGCTTCCGACACTTCCGAAGAAACTGAGACTGAAGAATCCGAAGCTTCTGAAGAAGTTGAAGAGGTTCTCGAAAACGCTGAAACTGAAGAAGAAGAAGTTATTGCTAATAATAACACAACTTCCGCAGTTGAAGAAGTTTCTTTAAGAGAAAAATTCGCAGAAGCTTTTGCGAAAGAAAATATTTCAATTAAATTCTAAAACTAAAAACTAAAATGCATAAACTATTACCATTTAGACAGTATGATGAAAAGGATGTTATCAACCTTTTCAAGCTGGATCTTAGCGGAGCTACTTTAACATCGTTAAAGCCTGGCGACGAAACTGGATTCACTAAAAAGAACTGGAGTGGAACAGGTGTTGACGTAAAATCGTCCAACGACTGGTACGCTACTGACCCTGCTGGCTTGCATACCTCTAGTCACACTGCTCAATCGTACCTCGGTGCGATTGGAAGCGCTGACCAAGGTAATGCTTCCAAGTTCGGTAGCTTTTATCCCGAAGCTCCTATGGCTTTAGAAGCCTCAACTGCTTCAAGTGGATTCCTCGGAATTACACTTAGATCAACCCTCGCTTATGATGAGAATGACGAAAAACTCTCGAGCTACCCCGTAAAGAAAGACGAGCTTCAAGCTGTACTTCCTGGCGAGGCTGTTCCTGTTGTTACTCGTGGATTCTTCACCTTAACTGGTGACGCTGTTACAGGTGCTGCTGTTGGAAATATCTTAACGCTTGGCGCTAACGGTACATTCCTTACTCCTGCAAATGAAACTATTACAGTTGATACTTCAGGCCGTAGTGCAGCTACTGACGCAATTTCCGCATCTTCCAGCTTTGGTGTTGGTCGCGTACTTGCTGTTGGAGCCGCTGGCACAACTAAACCTGCTGCTATCTTTGTCCAACTTCTTGGATCCGCAGCTCAGTAACCATAGAAAGGTAAATTTATAAAATGAATATTACACTAAAACGAACCGAAGAACAAGTCGAGCTTATTAAAGCTATGGCTTCGAAAAATCGTAATGTTGCCTATGAGGCTCAAGCAGCTGCTGCTGAGTTTGTTGGTCCCGTTCTTTCTGAAGTAATGAATAATGCTCCTACATTGAGCAATATGTTCACTTCCTTCCAGTTTAACGATGATGATAATCCCTCGATTCCGTTGGATTTGTATCACGACATTTCGGATGAGGATTACCTCGAAGTATACAGTCAGTCAGTTCCTGGCGGATTGCCTTCGAACACAATCACACCTTTGCATAGCGAACTGAAATTTGCTACTTATCGCATGGAAACAGCTGTTGACTTTGATCGTCGATATGCTGCTCGTTCCAGACTCGATGTAGTTAGCAAAACTTTTAGCCGCATTGCACAAGAGTTGCTTCAAAAGCAAGAATACACCTCTGCAAATCTTTTGCTTGGCGTTCTTGCTAATGCCACAACTAACGGCGACGCTCATGTAGTTGCTTCTGCATCTGCTAATCAGTTCCTTATTGCTGACGTTAACACTCTTATCACTGCTGCTAAGAGGTTGAACACAGCTTGGAATGGTGGAACACCGATCACTGGAACTCGTGGAGTTTCTGATCTTCTTGTTTCTCCTGAGATTATGGGCGAAGTTCGCGCAATGGCTTATAACCCCATTAATACTCGTGGTCTTAGTAGTACCCTTACTGGTACTGCTACAGCTGACGGAGATGCAGCTACGGATGATACCGTATCTGTTAACAGTACAGGTGGAGGAGTTATTCCCGCGACTGAGCAAATGCGTAACGCATTGTATGCTAACGCTGGAGCTTCCGAGCTTTATGGTATCGCTCTTACTGAGATCAATGAACTTGGTGTTGGTCAGCGCTTCAACGACGTATTTAAGTCGATGGTTGCTGGCGGAGGTAAAGCAGGTGATGTCGGACACAGTAGCGGAAACTTCGATACTTCTGGTGATGAAATCATCATTGGTCTTGATCGTGGACGCGAGTCGCTCATGAGAGCTATCGCTGTTGATTCTGAGACAGGAGCCGAGTTGAATCTTGTAGCCGACGACCAGTATACTGCTCGTCAAAGCAAGATCGGATACTTCGGATCCATCGAAGAAGGACGCATGGTCCTCGACAAGCGCGCTGTTACAGGAATTGTGGTATAAGGTAACTTATCCATATATATTGAGTTTAAAAAAATCCACCTACGGGTGGATTTTTTTATTCCCAGATTTAGTATATAAGTGTAAGATTTTAATAGTACATAAGTTATGAAACCAAAGAAAAATTCAACGAAATCTGTTAAGGCTAAGCCTACTACAAGAAAAAGAAAAGCGGTTGCTAAAGCTCCCAGCAAAGAGAAAAAACTTTCATACATAGACGGTAAGACAGCTGAAGCTGTTGAAGATAAAGAAAGATTAAGGGATCTTGAAAAGTTGTTGAATCCATCTTCATTGCATAATCCATTTAAGGTTACTAATGCAGAAGACTTGGATAAAAAATTAGGCGATATGAGTTTGCCAGAACTACAGTCCTTATCTGTTGAGGTTGGAGTTTTTCCTTCTGGAAGCAAAGCTACGCTCAAAAATAAATTGAAAAAAGAATTTAAAAATAGATTTTTCCTCGGAAAAGGAAAAGTTCTTTCAACAACAAATCCCGTAGCAGATTACTCGTCTATGACAGAAGAGCAAAAACGCCTCTTCTCAACCGAGTGATAAATGGGACAAATAGATTCTATAGCTGAAAGTATATTTAACACTGAGTTCTATGAAGAAGTTGGGACTCCTGAATATATACAACAAAGGAAAGTACAAATATCAGCTTGGCTGGAAACAAATATTGGTCAATTAAATATATTAATCAATGAAGGCTTTAGGGTTGACGAAAATAATGATGCGTGTCCAGTTCTTAAAAATGAAGAAATCGCAATTTTTATTCAGCTCTATTTAAAATATTATTACAAAAGGCAAAGCCAGTCAATACTAAAGAATCTAACTACCACTACAACTTCTGGAGGGGAATCCTCTTCGTCTATGTCAGAGTGGACTCAATTAAGAGAAGGAGATTCTTCAATTACTAGAGTTGCACAAAACGCTTCTCCACAACAGAAAGTTCAAGTCGCTCAAACTTATAAAACATTTGCTGAAGAAGCTGATATAAAATTAAGCGAATTGGTTCATTCTTATAATATGTACAAGTCTTCGCCGAGACAAGTTGCTGGAAACGAAGCTTCTTCTGAGGATTGTACGCCAGAAGCCTCTGGGTGCGATACAGAAAGTGTTCAAACTGAATCGCAAGTACAACCTCAAGTTACGAGTCAAGAAGAAGGGCAGAGTCAAAGTCAAGATATCACATTCTTTTCCCAGGATGAATAATTATGACCGACCTAATATCAAGCTCAGATAAGGAGGCTTATGAGTCTGTATTCAATGATATACATGATACTTTTTCAAGGGAGATAACAATATTCAAAAAAGCTCAGAAAGTATTTATATCTACAGATAATACATATAACGCTCTCTACTCTAGAGTTAAGAACCAAAAGGGTGGAGATAAAGTAGTTGAAGAAATAAAAATTAAAGCTAGAATACTTTACTCTTCTAGCACTTCAAGAGAAAACTCAGAAAATGAAATACTTGGAGTTGATGTTCCTGATGATCATATAAGAATAAAAGTTAATGAAGAAGGTTATAATTTTATTAGACAAGCATCTGACGTTGAAATAGATGGAGAATTATTCGAAATAGTTTCAGACGCTTCTAAAGCTGGATTATTTTCTGTTAAATATTATAATATATTACTTAAAAGAAGGGGTTAATAATGAAGATTAGGATTAATAACAACGCTCTTAAGAAAATAGAAAACTCTCAAGTAGCTCCTATCGTTCATGCTGAAGCTAGAAGAAGAATAGAAAAATCTTTAAGAGAGGCTCAGAGAGAAATGTTGCAACAATTTGAAAGTCATCCTGTAACTCAAGAAATTGACATGGGTCCAGATGGATACAATTCCAGTGGGACTCTTGGCGGGTACGGAAATTTATATTCGTTTATTGGGTTTGAAGAAGGTATGGACCCCATAGCTCCAATAAGAATGTTATTAAAAAAAGCTTTAAAAATTAAAAATTCTCCAAATAGTCATAAGTCTATGATAACAAATTTTATAATAGAACTTCCATCAAAAGAAGAAATTTTTTCAGCGACTCCAAACCCTTGGGCTTCAGGAAGAAGTTGGGCAGAAGGAATAGAAAAAGGTATATCTGGATTAGGTCAATATTTAAATACCCAATCTTTCTCTAGTAGATCTGGGGAAGGTATTCAGGCGGATAAAAAAATAAGAGGGGGAGGTTTTTCTAACACAAAATATTTAAGTCAAATACTAAATGACTTAAAAAGAAATATACTTAGTAAAGTAAAATGAAAATAGGATTTGATCATGAATTGTTATCTAGTTTCTATCTCTGGTTTGATGATAGGTTGAATTATTTTGCAGAAGCTTATAAAGATCCTATTGAGCACACATTTCAACAAGTTGACTCTATAGATATACCTTCAAACTATTTAGCTTATTATAGCCCTTATAGACAATTTGTATGGGCTTCTGATAAAGTATCTGTACCAAGTCAAGTAACTATAGATGGAAATGTAGTGCAAGATCGAAACGGAATATATATAGATTATAATCAAGGAAGAGTGTTAGTTGATACAGGTGTATTTGGGAATAATAAAAATTTAGATATTAAAGGTACTTTTGCATATAAAACAATTAATACTTATATAACAGACGAAACAGAAGAAGCTGTTATTGTAAATAGTGATTTTATTATATCTCCTCTTAACCAAACATATTTACAACAAAATGGAGGATTTAATGATAAAATATATACTATTCCCGCAGTATTTTTAACTTTAGCAAATTCTGAAAATCATCCTTTTGCTTTTGGAGGTTTAGATCGTACTGAATTAAATCTTCGAGCAGTTGTAGTTGCAGACTCAAATTATACGCTAGATGGCGTACTTTCTTTATTTAGAGATTCGGCTAGAACATGTTTTAGTTTAATTAATTTTGAAGATTTTCCATTTGGCGAGTTCTCACACATAAAGAATCCTCCGTACAAATATTCCGATTTAATTGCTTCTTCTAATAAAAAACCTTTTATTGAAAACGTTAGAGCTTCCAAATTAACAGACCGATCCAGAGAGAGAATTACCTCTTCAAAGGACTATAAAATAGGATTTTTAGATTTTGAATTATCTAAGGTGAGAAATCCTAGAGAAAGTTTTTCTAGATAAAATTTCACATTTAACAATTTTTACTGTAATATAAAATACAAATCAACCTTTTAATATATAAACATTATGGCAACTGATAGAATTATTTACCAAAGTGAATCGCTATTCGTTAGTAAAATCGATGGAACTGGATCTGTTACTGTAGCTAACAGTACAGACAAAGACATCGATGTAGACGACATTAGCGAAATCAATCGTGTTCAGGACATGAGTTACAACATGGAAGTAACTCGTACTGATATCAATGAGTTTGGTCAACTTGCTGCTCTTTCGAGAGAAGTAACTGAACCCCCCACAGTATCAATAGACTTTTCATACTACCTCACCAACGGTACACAAGAAGAAAATTTAGGATTCAAACTTAATAAGGGAGATGTTTTTCCTGAGACAAGTCCTACTTCTTTCACTTCTGATTTACTTACTGGAACAAGTGGTAAAGATGAATTGAATTACTACATCGTTACTTCTCCAGAAGGTGAAGATGTTCATGGTCAAGGAGTCTCTCCTGATACTAATGGAATTAATCATACTGATCACGGATGCATCGGTATCGGAAACGGATTCATTACAAGTTACGGAATTACCGCAGCTGTTGGTGAACTTGCTACTGCAAGTGTTTCTGTAGAAGCTTCTAACATTCTTTTTAAGAATGATTTGAGTAGTGGCATGAATAACCCTGCTATCGATATTGATTCCACAACTGGAGCAAAGATTGCTAGTAAGGTAAACTGGGCAAGCGTTCAATCTTCTGACGGAGATCATAAGGATAATGGCGGTCAAGAACTTTTCGCTATTCGCCCTGGTGATATTACAGTTGACTTTGATGCAGCTGGATATATTGGTTCCACACAAGCTGGATCCCTTCAAACTGGTGGTGCTGTTCTTCCTGGTGCAGGAAACAGCGCTCCTACAACAAAGAGTGCTATTCACTTGCAAAACGTATCAATTGATCTACCTGTTGGTCGTAGTCCTCTTACAAGACTTGGAAATCACTATCCTTTCGCTCGTAAGGTTGACTTCCCAGTAAACATGACATTGTCCGCTTCCGCTCTTATGACGGATATTGATGATGGTTCTCTTGACGCACTTATTTGTGGTGGTGAAACTCCTCGTGATATCGCTATTACTCTTAATACTCGTTGCGGAAACACAACTGCAATGGTTTTTGTAATGCGTAATGCTATTCTTGATACTCAATCATTCTCCGCTTCGATTGGTGATAACAAAACCGTTGATCTTACATTCAGCAGCCAAATTGGTGGTGCTAATGATTCTGACAATGGAGTATTCTGTTTCGCTAAGCCATTCAACAGCGCAGCAGCTTATGGAGCTGGCACAGCTACTAATGCTATCACTCCTACTCCCTAAGAGTTAAAGGTAAACAACTTAAAAACCCCAGGTTTCACATCTGGGGTTTTTTTGTGTATTTACACATAAGGTAAAAGGTAAAATAATGAAATCAGAAAGAGAATTACTTGAGTTTCAAGTTCTTCGCTCTATCACTAATCTATATAAGTCGTTTTTGACTTTAGTAGAAGATTTGAGCGAAGATCACAAAGAACAGTTTGAAAGACTGAAAGAGGCTCTCCCAGAGAGTGAAGATATAATAAGACAGGCTGAATACCTCGATGAAGGTCAGCTTAATTATTTAAGAAAAAAAATACTTGATTCTGGCAACGATGTTAGAAGAGAACTTTTCGCATGTATGGAAAATTTTGAAATCAAGTTTAAAAAATAAATTTATTTATTATAATATATAATATAAACCAAGGTATAAGGTAACTATGAAAATTGACGAGAAAAAAATATTGTATTCTTTCGAGGTAAATGTCGAGAAAGAAGTTGAAGAAACAGTCGAGAAAAAGAAAAAACGCAAGAATAAAGAGACTGGTAAAATGGATGTTATTACAACTAAAGAAACAACTATGGTAAAAAAAGATGTTCCTTTTAATATTGTAATCAAGAAACCTACTAGAACACAACTTGAGGACGGAGACATGTTTTATAGCTTAGAGTTGAATAAGTTTATTAAAATGGGTCTTTTAACTAAAGCTATGCTTGCTAAGCAGTATGGAACTCAGGGTGGAGTTTGGACAGAGAAAGAACAAAAGCTTTACGCTGAATTGATATACAAAATGCATCAGAAGCAATTGGAGATCCAGCAGTTCTCTATTCTTGGCGAAAATGGAAAGCTATCTGATAGACAGAAGTTGAAACTTGATATTGCTATGAGAGAAATGGCTGAATTGAAAAAAGAATTAACTGAATACGAAATGGTTCAAAATTCCTTGTTTGATCACACCGCAGATATTAAGGCTAGAAACAGAACTATTATGTGGTATATTCTGCATCTAACTCATTTTGCCGAAGGTGAAGATGAAGATGCAATATTAGAAGAGATGTTTGAAGGTGATGATTTTGAAGACAGGTTCTCTCTATACGAAGATAAAGAAGAGGGTGGAGATGAAGTATATGAAAGAGCTATTGACAAAATTTCTTCTATAGTGACTATTTGGTACATCAGCGGAAATCAAGAAAAAGAAAGTCTAGAAGAGTTTATGGAACAAATGAAAAAAGACTCTGAAGATTTAGAAAACGATCTTGAGGAAGATTTAGAGGAAGATTTAGAGGAAGAGTCTGAAGAGGCTGAAACTCAAAATGCCTGATGATCTGCCAGATAAAAAACTTCTAGAAAAAATATTTAGAGACATAAGGCTAGGTTTCTCTTCTTTTATCTATGAGGGAAAGACTTGTTTTGTTAAACACGCTTCTCACCATCAAACAGATATCCTTAACCAGTCTTACGAAGAATACTATAATAAGGCAACCTCAAAAGGGGTAATGACCGAAAAAGAACTTCTTGAAACTTTAGAGAAACAAGAAGTGTGGAGTTCACAAGATGAAAACCTTTTCGAGAAGAAAGAAATTGAGATGGAAAATCTCAAAAAAACTTCTGCAAATTTAATTGTAAAAGCTCAAAGAAATTCTTTTGAAAAAAGAATAAAAGATCTTGAAGAAACTTTATTAAAGCACAGAAATAAAAGAAACTCTTTAGTTAAGAATACTGCTGAAGAATACGCCTCCAAGAGGGCTAATGAAATTTTTATGTTTAATTCTTTATTTAAAGATAGAGAATTTAAAGAAATGTTTTTTTCTGAAGAAGAGTTTGATCATTTAAATAAAATTGAACTCAGCGAAGTTTATATTGAATATAATAAATCAATAGAAATATTTAGTCAAGAAAATATAAGACAGCTGTCAATAGAATCTTTTTTTACAAGTTTATTTAATTTATTTGATAAAGATGTTTCTAATTTTTATGGCAAGAAAGTATTTGATTTAAGTTATTACCAAATCAATCTATTAAACTATGGAAAGTTATTTCTTAAAATATTTGAAAATAAAGAGATCCCAAAGGGAATACAAAGAGACGCTGGAAAAATATTAGAATATTTAGAAGAGTCGGAGACAAAGAAAAAGGCCGCTAAAACCGCAAGTGAAAAAGCTCAATCTGCAGCTGGGTTTTCCTATAAGGGCGCGACTAGAGAAGATCTTGAAGAAGCGGGAATCAATACAAAAGGTGCTATGGACATACATGACTTGGCCAAGGAAGAAGGCAAAGATGGCGAATTAGATATGGAAGATTTAATGAAAATCCATAAAAAATAGTGTAACTAAAATTACACAGGTAAAAGGAAAATTATGAACCCCATTGTAAACATACCAACAGGTGCGAGTGGCTATAGGCAAAGTATAGTCTCTCAAGCTCAGGCTGCTCAAAGAACTGTTAATAATATGCAGATGAGTCCAAGGTTGAACCCAAATGGATTTGTACAACCTTTAGGTAAAATTACTAATGCAGCCAGTGAGTTTCAAAAGTCAATGGATGCTTCTGCCGCTCGTGTATTTGCGTTTGGAGCAGCCGTAGGAGTTATTAATGGAATTAGTGACGCTTTTAAAACTTTAGTGACATCAGCTGTAGAAGTAGAAAAGTCTCTTAAAGATATTCAAGTTGTTATGGAAGCTACTGATTCTGCAATGCAAAAATTTGGAGATGGTTTATTTGACGTAGCTAGAAATACGGCAACTAGTTTTGATTTGGTTGCAGCTTCAGCAACAGAGTTGGCCAGGCAAGGCTTAAGTGCGGAAGAAACTTTAGCAAGAGTTAACTCAGCACTTATTCTTAGCAGGCTATCTGGGTTAGACACAGTAAAGTCAACAGAAACTTTAACAGCAGCAATCAACTCTTTTAATAAAGAGGGTATAACGCATGAACAAATAGTTAATAGAATGGCTAATGTAGATGCAGCTTTTGCTGTCTCATCTGCAGACTTAGCTGAAGCCATATCAAGAGCGGGCGCTGTCGCTCAATCTTCTGGAGTTTCGTTTAATCAATTGTCAGCTATTGTAACAGCGGTTCAACAAAGAACTGCTCGTGGGGGATCTGTTATTGGTAATGGATTTAAAAGTATATTTACAAGAATTAAGAGGAGTGGAGTGAGAGAAGCTCTTGAAGAAATAGGCGTCACAACCAAAGAAATGGATGGAAGTTTTAGATCTTCCATAGATATTATAAAAGATTACGCAAAAGTTTATCAAACATTAACAGATACTCAAAAAGCTTATACATCAGAACAAATAGCTGGAGTCTTCCAAATACAAAATTTACAAGCTTTAATACAAGATTTGAATAGTGGGTATTCAGTATTTAATAAAGCTTTATCAGTTGCTAACAATACAACAGATCAAGCGACACAAAGAAATAAAGCGTTGAACGAAACCTTAGATGCAATATTTAAATCAACAACTTTAAGCGTAAAAGAGCTCTCAGCATCACTTGGGTCTTTAGCTTTTGAGGATAGCTTTAAAAGTATATTAAAATTTGTAGGTAATTTAGCTGATAGCTTAAATGGATTATTCGATGAAGAAACTGGTAGCAGTTTAGCTAAAAATTTAGTTAAAGGTATAGGAGCTTGGATAACTGGGCCTGGCGCAGTCTTACTAGGAGCAGCGTTTTTCAAAATTTTCTCACTAGTTGGGAAGTTTGCTAAAGACGCTTTCAAAGATCTTTTAGGTATAAATATGGAAGCAAAACGCCAGCAGTCATTGCAGGCTGCTATAGGTTCTATATTGATGAAAAACGAATCTATATATAAACAAATATTAGCAGCTAGTGGAAACTCCGCTAGGCAAGAACAAATTATTTTAAATATAGTAAAACAAGAAACTGCAGAAAGAGTTAAACAAGAAGCTTTAATAAAAAGAATAGCTTCATCTAGCGCATTAGTGGGGGTTGGAGCTGGAGATACTGGTTTTGTGCCGATGGGAAAGAGAGCTTCCAGAAAACGAGGTAAGCAAACTTTAGGTTTAGCAGGGGGATATTTACCTTCAATAAATAAAGAACACCATTCAATATCAAAGGGAGTTGGAGGAGCCAGAAGAGGTGATAGACCAGTTGTTCTTAAAAATCATTCTATGGGGGGTGGAAAAAAACAGACTGTTGTAGCTCATACTGGAGAGTGGAGGGTTCCTAATTTTGGTGGTAGCGGGGGAGACGCTATATTTAATAGATCTATGGTTAAAAAATTTGGGCTGCCAAGTGGCGCAAAAAAGATAACTGCGGCAGATGGTTTAATACCTAATTTTGCTAAAGGAACTCAAAAAGTAACAGCCACGGCAGCGCAATTAGGGTGGAAGGAAGTTGTTGGTAGAGGTAGGCCAAATGAAATAGGAAAAAGATCTGATAGGATAGATTCGTTTACGGGAAGAATTAAACTTGAAAGATTAAATAAAACGAGTAGTCAAATAGGTACAATGGCTAATCAGACTTTATCTGGAAAGGGGTCTGTAAAATCTAGATCACTACCATTTTTTATACCAAAGGGTGACAAATATATATTAAACCCGCAGTATAAAGACGCTAACGACGCAATTAAACAAAAATTAACAAATCAATTTGGAAAAAAAGCATTGGCGAGCGGAACAGGTTTGAATTTAAAAAATCAAATCCAAACACTTTCTGCGGGCTTTGATAAAAGAAAATCTGCAATAAAATTTAAAAGTTTAAATACTTTATTAAAAGGTTTACATGGAGAAAAACTAGCTATATCTCATTTAAAGAATAAAGGGGTAAAAGCAGAGGCAATTGAAAGTAGTGGATTTTTCGACTTAAAAACATCTAGGAGAAAATTCGAAGTTAAGTCTGGCAAAAAAATAAACAACTTTGAAATATTGAAGAAAGCTGCAAGCGAATTTCTTATGTCAAGCGGAGGAGATAAAGAATCTGGATATCCGTTTAAAAATAAAATAGCTGAAAGGATAGACGTATCAAGGAAAGCTGGATTAGGAAGATTTATAAACTTAGTTTTACCAAAAGGGTCTCCATCAGAAAATGTATTTGATAAAAAAGGACAGCCTGTAATACAGGCTCCAAGATCAGCAGCTTCTGGATTTATTCCTAATTTTGCCAGAAGATTTACAGATGTTAAGTCTTGGGGCGGAGCTAGGTCCAAAAAACTTAAAGACACTGGCTCGTATTTAGAATATGAAGGTGATCATATATCTCACATAGCGTCACAGAAGAAGGGTGACGCTAATTTATTATTTGATAAGTTCATGAAACAAAAAGGTACTGTTACCAGTGGAGGTTTAACTCAAAATAGAAGTTTTAAAGAAAATTCTAAATCTAACTTTGAGGATTTAATGTACGCTTTCCCTCAGTTGCAATATAGATTAAAAAAAGGATTACAGACCACAGGAAGATATGTTGGGGCAGATGGAGACACTTTTAGATTTCAATCTCTCATAGGTTTAAAAGAGCAAATTAATAAAAAATATCGAAGAGGAGAATTCAGAGATATGTTAGGGAATAAAAGCGGCCCTCCAGGAATGGGTTCGATGGATATTCAAGATTTAGTTACATCTAGAGTTTCAGGCGCTGGAGATAATATATATAAAAATTACGCAGAAGGTCTTGTCCCAAACTTTGCCGCAGGAGTACTGACATCAAAAGGGTTTTTTACTCCTCAAAAAATTAGAAGACTGAGAGACGGAGAGTTCTCAAAAACAGAGAGTGGTGATCGAATTTATTTAAGTCAATTTAGTAAGCAGGATCAAGATAAAATTACTGGATTTGATGCGCAATTTTCTAATAAAAATGTAGCTAAGGCTGCAGCCGCAAGTAAAGCAAAGAAAGGGGCTATGCCTACTATAGACGCATCTAGGCAAGCTACAATGCTTGTTGCGACGAATAATTTAAGAAAAAAAGTAGACTCAACTTATAAACATAAGGGAACTGATTTTAGGTTAAAATATAGGGTGGAAGGTTTAAAGCCATCTAGGTTAAAAGGTTCAGAGGCTAAGCTTAGAGAAAGAATGCAAACTTCAATGTTGAGAGAATCAAGTTCTTTCGCAAAACAATTGTCTGGGGCGGGATCATTTGGTGCTAATACCCCAAGCGTTACACAACTTTCAAATGCTGGAGCTCCAGGGGCTGCGGCGGGAACAGTGTTTGAAAGCGCACTCAAAGCAGTAGGTAAAAATAAATTATTTACAAAAAACAATGCTGGTTTTGATATTGGTGGTTATCCTGATGGAAGCTTGCAAAATTTATTTGGTTATTACACTCCATTTGCTGACGCAAAGATAGGGTTAACTCCAGACACCAAAAGAGATTTTCATGGTAAGCTAATGGGACTGCCTACTAGTGGGGCAGCAATAAACGCTGCAAACAAAAAGAAACAGGGTCAGATGGCTATGACTACTAGAGCTAAATATGGAGCTCCTAGTTTTGCTAGCGGTTTCATACCTAATCTAGCTAAGTTTAAACCAAAAGACTTTGGCTTGAGTGACGACAGAGCTAATCAACTACAAAGTTATGTTGACAAAAGAAAAAGTGAGGGTCGTCCATTTAAATTTGAGAATTTGCTAGGCGGAAGTAAAATTAAAGCTCAAGGTAGAATAAACCTTGTTACAAAAGAGTTGGGCAAAGACAAAAAAATAACTGCTACTCGATTAAAGAAAGAAGAAATTCAAAAATCAAAAGATTTTGCCACAAAGAGGGCTCAAGCTGGAATAAACACCCTTAGGTCTGTGAGTGGCGCAGGTGGCGCGTTTGCCGTAACTAAAGCAAACGCAAATTCGACGGCAATCACTGGTTTAGAAGCGCGCGTTTCAAGACTAGAATCCTTACAAGCAAGAAGCAATGTTAATAATTTTGCTGGAGGTTTCGTGCCTAACTTTGCTGCTCCCGAACTCCCCTTTAACTCAGACACAATAATTAGAAAAGCTGTAACTCAAAATGTAGGAGGGATAAATAGCGACGGATTCACGATGGCTAAAGATGGAACTTTAATGTTTAATGATAGAGATTTTAATCCTGGTAATAAAAAACATCTTAATTCATTGATGAATAATAAAAAATTTAAATCTCATATTCATGATCAAATAAATAATGAATTAAGATCTATTCAAAAATACAATACTGGATTAGCTGGCATGGGTAGATCTTTTGCAGAAAAAACTGGGCTCGCTATAATTAATCCTAATTTAGCTGTTGATCAAAGTAAAATAGTACAAAGAGATTACTTGAGAGATATGGCTAATAATGTAGAGGGAGCTTCCGTTCAAACAACTAGATTTAAAACTGGAGCAGGAGACGCTATAAAGAAAGACATTCATTATGGTGGAATGTATAAGCATGATCCGAGAGACAGGTCAAGGGTAATTTTTAACCCATCGGCTTTAGATCAATTATTTACCAAGAAAAATTATGGACAATCAAATATAGATGTGCCAACATTTATAGAAGTTGAAAGAAGAAGGAGGCAAGCTGCATCTCAGGGTGGCAAAAACAAAAGAATGAGTTTATCGCCAAAAAGAACTATGCAAACAGCTACCGACCTTATAACAGGAGGATTTAATTTCGGAGGCAGACTTATAACGGGAGGAATAAATGCGTTGGGGAATATAAAAAAAGCGGGTCGTGATAGAATAGGCAAAAGAGTTCAGTATGTAAGAGATTTGAAACAACGATTTAATCTTTCTGAAATGACCGAGGGTGGAAGAAAAAGATTTTCAGCAATTAAAGAATCTGCTAGGAGTAAAGCAAGAAATTTAGGTGGCACTTTAAAAGGTGGGCTTGAGAAATTAAAACCATCATTGGGTGGCGTTACGTCTAATCCATATGAAACAGCTTACGAAAATGAAGAAAGATTAGCTCGAGAAAACCCAGTAGCGCAAGCTGAAGAAGCTTTTCTTGAAAAAGAAAACGAAAGGTTTAATAAAAGAAATAATTTTGCAAGAAGATTTAAGATTGGAAAATATAAATTTAAGAAACGCTTAAGGGGAAGAATGACCAAGGTTTCTGATAGGTTGAATAGTTTCGGCACTGGAGCTTCTGATTTTATAGACAGAAAAAAAACTAAAGTTAGTGGCATGCTTAAAGGTTTTGGCCCTGGAGTAACTGGGCTTATAGACAAAGGGGGAACTCTATTTAGTAATATGCTAAAGGGTTTGGGGTCTGGAACTTCTGGACTAGTAAACAAAGGTAAAGATAAAATTTCGTCAATAATAGATGCTGCTGGATCCCAGGTAAACGAAAAAAGATTCAACCCTTCAGATTTAACTAAAAAAAGCGTAAGTGCTTTATGGAAAAGAATTACAGGTGGAATAAAACTAGGTTTTATAAATCCAGACACCTTAAAAATACTTAGTGCATTTAGAGGTTTAGGTTCACCTGAAATTTCTGCACTTAAGATTAAAGAGGGTATAACAAAAAAAGGTCAGATAATTAGAAGAAACGCTTCTGAAAAATGGAAATTTCTACAAGAAAATATAGGTAAAGCTTTGGGCGTTGGTGGAGAAAAACTAAATCAAGCTCTTAAGGCTGGAAAATTAAGAACCCAAAACTTTTTTACCGCAGCTGGTGAATTTAAACCTAATTTGGGCGGAGAAAAAATTAAAGAACTAGCTAAAGCTTTAGGCGTCAGAGTTCAGGATTTAAGAAAAAAAATAAAAGACGCCAGAGATTCAAGAAGGCAGTCTGCACAGAAAAAAGATCCATTCTTAAAACCAGGAGCGATAACAGAAAGATATAATAAAACAAGAACCGCGATAGGAGATTTATTTAATAGAGGGGTAGCCTTGAAAAATAGAGCTGTTGAAGGAGGAATTAATTTAGGAAAGAGGGGGTTAGAAAAAGCAAGCAATTTAAGTAAGATGGGGTTAGCGGGGGTACAGAGCGGCGGAAGAGCTGGAGTGAAATTTGCCAAAGGTAGAGGTGGAATTGCTGTGGGTGGGGCTACAGCCATTGCTGGATTAGGTTACGCACTGTCTGGGATGTTTGAGTCGGACGGAAGCTCTTCTCAAAAAAGAAGCAATGCTGAGTTAAAACAATTAACTAAATACGATTTTCAAAACGCAAAACAAAAATCATTAACAAAAAATGGCTCCGTTGTCACTTATAGTGTTGGACCTAATGGAACAATATTAAAAGTCTCTACCGATAAAAGTGGTAAGGTTAAAACTGAGAAATTAACACAAAAAAACCCTGAGTTCCATACTGCTGCAAAATCAATGGGAGTCACAACCGATAAAGGGGGCTTGCTTGACAACACTGAAAGAAGAAATGGTAGAATTTTTGTTAATGGCTCAGAGATGAGTAATGCTGAATTTAATCAATTAAGAAAAGAAGAGCTTTATGGCCCAGATTTTGAAGTTATGGGTATAGGAGCTGGAGGTTTAGGGATTGGAGCTGGATTAGGATTGGTTGGAGCTTTAGCTCTAGTGGCTAATAAACAGCATAAAGAAAGAGTTTCTAAAGAAATTGATGCAATAGAAAAATCTACCATGACTGATGAGCAAAAAAGCTTAAAGAAAAGAATTGCTTTGTTAGATCCAGTTGATAGAAATTCTTTTGAAAAATATAAAAATAATTTAAAATTAGAATTAACAGAAAAAAGAAAACAACTGAACGTGGCTAAGTCAGACCCAAATGTTAAAAATGCTCTAAACTTTCAAAAATCTGGGGCAGCTGGGCCAAGCTTACCTATTCCAGATGACGTTAAAAATTTAATAGATGATATAGCTCTTTTAGATGATAGTTCTAAAAATCCTGAAAAGAGTTTTCTTGCAGATGATGGCGGCGCTAAAATAGAGCGAAGGTCTAGGGCAGAAGCAGTATTAAAAAAGAGAAAAGAAAAAAGAATTAATAGAGGTAATCCTTCTGCGCTAAGACGTTTTGGAAGAAGAATGCCGCTTATAGGATCTAGGTTTTCTGACGGTTTCATTCCCAACTTTAATAGATTAGCTGTTGCAGCTCAACAAAGAAGAACTCAACAATCATATTTAAGTAAAAAAGACATTAAAATTCTTGAAAGTAAAAGAGATGATATTCTTTCGATGGGTGTTAATATAGGAACTAGGCCAATAACTTCAACAAACATGCCCTTTGGTAAAAGACTCAGCGGCGCAGAACTTGATCAGTTATCTGCAAATTTGAGATCAATGAATATAGATAAAGGTTTAATTGGTAGAGTTATTAATAGCCATAAGATGACACCATCTGAAATTAATCGCGCAAAGTTACAAGACTTTATATATAAAAATAAACAAGCTAGAGATGTAGGGGGGAAGCTAGCTAATGTTAAAGCCTACAAACCAATGAATGAAGAAAGGTATGATCCATTTAGAACTTCTAGGCAAAATAAAACTGCTTCTGGTGGACTTATTCCTAATTTTGCTCCAAGATGGAGGCGTCAGAAAAAATTAAATAAACCGAGAAAACCAGGAGAAGGAAAAATTTTAAAAGATAAAGAGAAAGAAATGCAACTTCTTGCAGACAGTTATGCGAGGGGTGAAATAAGCACTCGAAAAATGAGAGAGCTTAAAGAGAAAATTGATCCTTTTGGAGTATTAGACGATGTAATACAAGGGCTTTTCTCTGACGGATATATTCCAAATTTTTCAAACCCATTAACTGACGCTATAGCTAGAGAATCGTCTGCATTAAGTGATAGGGGGGTTTCCCTAGGTGCAATAAGGGTTGAACAGTCAAACTCTCTTAAGAACTCAAGGAACCCATCTGGGCTTGCTGTAACAAATACCTTTGATGAACCAGCTGGAGTTCAACAAGGAATAAATCGATCTAGATCTATGGGTATAAACCCAAAGTCTCACGGGGCGGCAACAGGCTTTGTTCCTAGTTTTGCTGCAGGTATAGGTGCCAACTTGTTAAAGACTTTGATGAACGTAAGAAACATGAAAGGGATTAAACAAACACTTGATGTTCTGGGAAAACCAGTCAAGGGGGTTAGAGATCTTGAAATGGGTCCATTGAAAAAAGGCTTTTTTAACTCAGAACAAATGAACGCGGGTATGATGGCAAGTTTTCCATTAATGATGTTAACGGAACAAATGAGAGCTTCTCAGGCCGAAGGCGGTGGAAATGTGTATACGGACATTGGGACAGAGGCTATGATGGGAGCTTCTTTTGGAGCTATGGGTGGAGTTAAGGGTGCTGCAATTGGAGCTATTGGTGGGGGCATATATGGAGCTACAAAAGGGTTTTCTGGGGAAAGAGAGACTGCAAAAGCTTTTGCGGACGCCTTAAAAAGACAACTTGACGTAGTTGGAAAAGCTGCTGGAAATATTACGGGTTTACAAAAATATGCAGAAGCCTTGAGCGAATTAAATCAAGCTACAGAAGAGCAGGATATAGGAGCAATGGTAGAAGCTCAAGAAGATTTGAGCAATGCTATGATTTCTGTTAAAGATGTTCATTTGCATAGCACAATGATGGATATAACTAATTCAACAGCTTCTTTCACAGAAAAAATAAGACTTTTAAAGAGAGAAATGGAAGATCAAATAAAAGTTAAAGACGTAGGCGAAGCAGCTGCTGAAATGACTGGTGATGCACAAACACAACTAAAAAAAGATGAAGACTATATAAATACGGTAGAAGGAATTAGTGGTGCGGACCAAGATAAAATGCAGGCTCAAATGGCGAAAATGCTTAATTTTACGATTCCAAAATTTGATCGAGAAGGCGAAATATCAAAAGTGGCTAAAGAAAAAAACGTGTCAGAAAAAGAAGTTAGAGAAGATTTTGATTTAATGTCTGGAATAACTAAGAAAGAAATGACTGAAAGAAGAGATTTTCTAGTTGGATTCAGCGATGTTCTTACACAAGCAATGCAAAAGGAACTGCCATCAATTATGAATTCTACAGATTATGACACAATAACTGTAGAAAAATTTGCAAAAGAAAACCTTGGCGGCGAAGATAATATAGGAAATCTGGCTGACCAAAGAATGCTTAATGTTTTTTCCTCGATGTTTAATGCGACTGGGGATTCCAACCTGGAAGCAAAAGGAATTCAAGAAGCTATGGAGAATTACCTTGAAAAAGAAGGTGTGCTTACAAGGAATAGTAATGGAGAAATTGACCGATCTAGAGCAGGAGTTGGATCTTTAATGGACGGGCTAGCTGCATTCAACTTGGATTCAAGTGATGGGCCAGTAACAGGCGAAAACGCTGAGGATGGGATTGTACAAGGAAAAGAAGTGCAAAGATTAGTAGCGGTCTCAAGGGCACTTACCTCTGAAGTTGATTCTATTAATAGTTCATTGAAGAGTTTTGATGGTTTAACTGAATCAGGCAATAAATTAATTGAAGCTAATAAAAGCGCAGAACAACAAGTGGTAGATCTTTTAAAATCTACGAGAAATTTAGAACTAAAATTCAAAACGTTTGCGGAAGATGTAAAATTTCAATTTGATATGGCGTCAACTGAATTAAAAAGTCAACAACAAAACCTTCTTCAGTCAAATTCTTTATTACAGCAAATAGGTGGAATATCAGTTCCAGAATCGCAAAGAAGAGATTCGCTTATAAATCAGCAAGCAATTAAGACGCAGTCAAGATTAACTGGAGCAAGTCAAATATTTGACCTTATAGAGGGAATGTTTGATGCTGGTTCCATAAATAGACTTGGCATAGAGGATATTGAAAAATCAAATGATACTGGAGATAAAAAAGATAACTCTGGATTTAAAAAGAGGGCTGCTGACAAGCTTCAAAGAGAAGATGATATGGTTGCAGCTCATATAACAAGAGGGCTAGCAGGTATGGCGGGGTCAATGGTTAAGGGTGACACAACTTTAAACCAAGGTATGAAGCAACTGGAAGCCGCAATGAAAGGTACTATGGCGGAAACCTATCAGTCTAAACAATTTTTATCTAGATCTCAATCTATATTAAAAAGAAATCAAAGTCTTCAAGAACAACAATTAAAAGAATTAAGGAGGCAAACTGACCTTGCAAAAGTTCAAACCGCAGCTGCAAAGGTTGAGGCTATTGGGGGAAGAATAATTAGCCCACAAGAAGTTGCGCAGTTTGGGGATGGAGTTACTAAGGGAGCTGGCAAAAAAATTGAATTAGGGCTTAGTGATCCTAATTCCACACCTCTTGATGCGCAAAGGTTAAGCAGCTCAAGAGCGCAACAACTAGGCGCTCAAATACAGGCTGAAGATTTTATATCTAATCTTACAGGGGTAGACTTATCAACATTAACTGGAAGAAGCGAGTTAGATAATAAAGAATTAAGAACGCTAATTAATTTAAGTAATTTAGACGACCCAATGCCTGGCGTAAACCGAGAGGATCAACAAAAATTAGTAGATGAAATAGCTAAACAAGCAAAAGCGAATTTTGATATATTAAGAAAATTTGAGGCAGAACAAAAAGAAAAATTTGAAGGTGGCAATGAAGACGCTTTATATGATTTATTAAGTGAAGAGCAAAGAATATCTGCAAATACTTTACGCATGGCTGAAACCCTAGACGAAATAATTAAAAATGGAATTGCTGTACAATTCGACCCCGAAGCTTTAAAGTCATTAATGGACCCCTCTGATAATGAAAATGATGTTTTAAATAGCGAAGATAACAAAAAAATACAAAAACTTCAAAAGAAAAAACAAAAGCTCGAAGAACAAAAAGCTACTGAACAGAGTAACTTGGAAGAAAATCAATCCGAGGCAGAAAAATATCAGAAAAAAGGGAAAGCCATGTATGATCAAGTCGCCTCTGGCGGTATGGATCAACCAACAACAGTCCAAAATAAGGCTGTTATGTTGGGAGCTGAAAGATATAAAGATAAGCAGGAGAAGGGGGAATTAGGTAAAGATTTTAATATGGGAGATTTTAAACGTGTGGTATTAGGCGCCTTAAATGATCTTAGTCCATCAACTCCAAAAGCAAATGATCAATTTGTAAACGCTAACTTAGGTTCTGCAGACAGTGCAATGGGGAGCTTGGGCTTGTTTGGTCAGGGTAATATTTACACACAAAGGCAGAGAGCTCAGGACGAACCTGGTGAAGGTGAATCCATCCAACTGGATGATGAAATGTTAAAAGAATTCGCTAAACAAAGTAAGGGTATGCAACTTGAGGCAACTGCCACAGGAATAAATACTGCTGATAGAACGACAAAAAGTTCGTTAGAACAGGTTGAAAAAGCTGAAGGTAAATTAAAAACAATTCAAGAAAATTTAAATGCTATAGACAAAAAATTAAAAGAGCTTGGTGTCGGTACATCTGACGCATCAAGCGCAAGTGAAACAACTCAACAAGATTTTGAAAAATTGCTTACAAGCTCCCGAGAGGTTTCTATTCTGGATTCCGATAAACAAGCGACAACACCAGCTGCGAAAACACCAGCTGCGACAACACCAGCTGCGACAACACCAGCTGCAACAAAAAATGATGCAGGCGCTGCTCCTCCGCGGGCTCTCGATTTCAATACCCCTATTCAAAGGTTTCTTCAAGATCCTAATGTATGGAGTGGTGCCGCAGACGCGTTTATAAGAAAGTTGATGACGAGTGGGAAGCTTGAGCAGTTCAAAAAGGAGAGAAGCTCTGATCCAGAAACACAAGAAAAACACTTTAAGGAATTAATGTCAAATTTAGTTGGTCATTATAAGCTAGAAAATGAGCTTGCAAACCGAATAATTAATGAGCTTAAAGCAAGGAATTCGCCGAAGCCGAGAAAAGCCACTCCAATAGCTTTTAATCCTTCCTCGCAGGGATTTAGCGACGCTAATAATAGCATTGATCGGGCTGGTAATCAATTAAGCATCGAAGCAAAAAAATTAGAAAACACTACGAGCCCAGGTCAATGGACAAGAAACTCTCCCTCGGCTGCTGAAATAATTAGCAGCTCTGGTGGTAATTTAAATGCGGCGAGCAAGCGTATACATCAGGCGACTGAAGGCTTTATATCTTCGTCGATGGATGTGACTTCGAGTTTGGGTGGTAGGTCTGCGCTTGATGATGCCGCGAAATCATACGGCGTAGGGGGAGGTACAAGTCGTCACGAATTTAGAGGCGGGTATGGCGCAATGAGGGGGATTGCAGATATGCAGAAAGATTACAACGGAGGGGGAGGTACAAGTAGTCACGAATTTAGAGGCCGTAGGTCTGCGCTTGAAGATGCCGCGAATTCATACGGCGGAGGGGGAGGTACAAGTAGTCACGAATTTAGAGGCGGGTATGGCGCAATGAGGGGGATTGCAGATATGCAGAAAGATTACAACGGAGGGGGAGGTAATAGTAACCCTTTTGCAAAGCCTAATTGGGCAAATACCCCTAATCAAAACATTCCAAATCAAAACGCTCCAAATCCTTTTCCAAGGCCCATACCTAAAGATGCGCCACCACAAGGAGGTATAGAGGGTGGTGTATCTGAATTAGTTCCAGTGGCCAAAGAAATTGTTTCAGCAATAAAAGATCAAGGAGAATTGTTACCAGCAGAAGCTTTTCAAAATTTTTCGTCAACGATACAATCAATAGGTGAATTGTCTGAGACTATAACAACAATACCAACATTAATTTCGGAATCTGTTGGAGAGTTGATTATGACACATGCTATAACTGGAAATATGACATTTGAATTTAATAATGAACTTATAGAAGGTATGCTAACTCCAGTAGTTAAAAAAGCTATAATGCAAGAGTTGGCTAGACCTATGGTTCTCGACTTTTTAGCTAGGGGGCTTAGTGGATATATAAAAGATATTGGTGGCGGCACAAATTAATATGAATTATAATAATACTATTATACAATGGATTTAATTTTTAGTAATGTTGAAACTCTTGGCATATCACAAGAGGTAGAAAAATTTGATAGTGATTTTAACTTTAGTAGGATCAAGACTATTAACGTATCGGGATTATTTTTAGATTTACAAAATACAGAGGGAGTAAAAAATATAACTGAAGCTTCTGAGTTATTTATAAAATCAACAAAAACAAATCTAGGTGCGGTATTAATAAATGGAGTTAATTATGGGGACGGTTTTGTTTCTACTTTTGATTTAGAGGGAGAACAAATAAGAACAGCCAATTACTCTGCTGAAATCATAATAAGAGAAAGCGAAAGCTTATCTGATATAGCCTTAAGGCAAAATGAAGGGGCAGATTATAATCTCTCAACAAATACGAGCGGAATAGTAGATGAGGATTTAAAATTTTTAACATCTTTTTCTGAAAGTTTTGATTTTTCTGTTAGTGAAGAAAACAATTTCTCTCTTTCTCATGATGTAGCATGCTCGTTCGGTTATAGAGAATCAATAATAACAAACAATAATACAGATTGGACTGGATCAATATCTGGAGGAAGATCAACTAATTTAGGAAATAGAGGTAAGGGGTCTATAAGAATAAATGGCGGGCTTGAAGCTTATTTGTCAGCGGGTCAATTACAATCTGGAGTAACATATATTGTAGAGTTTGAATATCTTGGGCAATATATAAATAAAAACTCATGGACTGATGTAAGTTTGTACGCTTTAACAAATGTAAATAATAAAAATAATAATATAGCTGTTAAAACTATAAATTCAAGAGGTATTCATAAATTAGAGTTTACTCCAGATGTTACTGGGGAAGTCTTCCTTCTTTTAGAAACCCTAACAAACGCAGCTTCTTTCGACAACGTTAGATTATACAAAAAAAATGAAATGCCTCTGGAGAAATCAAAAGCTCTTTCTGAGTTATTATTTAACATATCCCCTTATTACGCAGTATTAGAATCTAATGTTCAAAATAAACAAACTGATATTAATTTATTTGATAATTTTACAATTAATCAATCTTTTGATGACATTAATTTAGAGTTTTCGGCTTCAAAAAATATAGATTATGCTAGCGTAAAAGTTAGTGGTCAGAAGAAATATTCAGTCCAAACGAGAACTTCTAAATCTTTTCAGGAAAGCGGTATAGTTAGCATAACTGAAAATATAGAAATAAAAGCTTTAAAAAATAAAACGGAATCAGCATTAAGAGAATATATAAACTCTGAAAAAAGTTTAGTTAAAAATAGAATTGAGCAAAGTTTTTCAAATTATGAAAGCTTTATAGATTACGATTGCCCAATACCAACTAACACTAAATCGCCAGTCAGTTTTTCCGAGTTTTCTACAAGCCCTATTACTCAAGGTGAAAATATAGATTTAAATTCTGGCACAGCTAGCTTAACTATAGTTTATAGCAATGATCCAACTTTTAACGCAAATTATTTTAATGAAAATAGCACCTCAATAAGTGAATCAGAGGGTAATAATTTAATAACGATATCTGGAACAGTTGTAGGTATAGGGGATAGTGCGGAACAAAGATTTAATAATGCTAGATCTTTCCCAATGTCTTTTACGTCGGAAATAAATAAAGCTAAACAAAATAACTCTTTAACTGGAACTTTTAATCTGTACTCAAGGTCAATTCAATCGAATAAAAAAGAAGGATCAATACAGTATAACTGGCAATATTCTGATTCAGATTCTTTAGAAAAAGAGTCTCAGGGTTTAGTAAAATCATACGACATTCAAGTATCTACAAAAGAAAGCGGGCTACTTTATAACGAATTTTCTTTAGGTTGTTCTACAATAGCTCAAGTTTTTAGAGACTTAAGAACTCCAGAAGAGTTGAAAGTAGAGATATCAATGGAAGGATTTTTTAATGCCACTGTAAAACAATTATATGACGAAGCTAAAGTAATATTATTAAATAAAAATTTATTATTTGGAGAAGATTCAAGACAGGCTAAGAATTGGTCTGGCTGGGATAGTGTAGATGAATTTTTAACTTCTGAGAGCTTTTCTTTTTCCGAGGAAAATAAAACTTTAGATTATAATAGAACTTCAATTAAAATAACCTGCCCGCCAACATTAACGCCTGGTTTGCCATCAGAATACGGATATAATGAGTATAGCTTAATTACACCCACTCCAGATCCAACTCCTACGCCTATATACTTTGATATAAGTGCAATACCTGCAACATTAACTTTTAGTGAAGAAAGTGTGCCAACAATCACCCCTTACGTAGATTATGTTTTTACGCCAATTCCAATTACTGATATATCAACAGATAATCCATTGGGCACACCGACTCCAGTACAAAATCCTACGCCAACGCCAACAGCGACAGTAACTTCTACACCACTTCAAATATTAAGAAGGATAACTAAACGGGTTCCAGAAGATTGGAATGACACAATAGCAAATCTACTTCCTGGAGCTGATTTTGTTTTTGGCAATAAATGCGTAGATGATGGAAAGTTAACAGGCGCAATAGACTTTGCGGAAAGAAATTGTGGAGGTAATATAGAGGCTGTGCCATATGGTCCACATGTAAATAATTTGTCAAGCAGTTATTTAAGTAGTGTTCAGGTGGTTGGGTGCAATAGCTCTATAAATTCAACTTATAGGTATTTTGATATGACGTTTGAAGCTCCAGAAAGTTTTACCTTGCCAAACCCAAGCCAAGGGTTTTCGTTTCAAAACAAACAGGTAATTAGACAAGATTTAAATAAAGAGTACATTTATTCAATAGAAGTTGAGAGTGGGTGTCCTATATATAAAAACGCTCCGTTTGAAGAAGATTTATATGCATGTACTGGAAATTTAAGTGGCTACACGAAAGTTTCTCTACCTATGTTTTATGGAAGTATTTACGATGAGTTTTTCTTGGGTAATGCTCCTTATGCACAAGAATCCGAAACGCTAAGAAACGCTTGGTCAACTTTGAGTTCAGACGGTAAATATACGCCAAATCAAAATGTTGAATTAATCGCTTATCAACTGCCAAACGGAACCTATAAATATATTCAGTCTGATGAGCTAGATAAGCCATTGATACTTTCAACTGAATTTAACGATTTTCACCCAAATTTTTCAAGGTCTAATAAAATAGTGACAACAGGAAACTTATTATATAAAAACTGCTCTAATGAAACTTATCAGCCCCATTATGAGGTTCATGAATTTGATGTTCCTTCAGATTTTAATTTACCAATAAACTCGCAAAACATTTTTGGTCAAGCTGAATATTATAGACGTGCGCCTGGCACTTCAGGGTTAGGTGGTTACGAATTTTATGGGCTTGAAAATTGTTCGGGGGATATAGAACATACTGGTTATTCAACTACTTGGAACTTTATGAATGAATTATTTTCAATTACTTATAGAACAGACTATGAATATAATACTTTAATAGATGGGTGTAATATAACAACAAATCTTCCACAAATAAATAAAATTTTCTCAAAACAAATGCCACAAAGCTTATTGCATGCAGAGGCAAAAAGAGATCATTTAGAATAAAAAGACAAAATGAGCGTAGAAATAAAATATAATAATCAAAATGTTTTCGGCAACTTAAATTTACCAGCGCCTCAATTCTCAAGGTCCGCTAGTGAAATTATATATGGAAAGAAAAGAGGTGTAAAAGAAAGTATATCTTTAGATGGGCAAATTTATATAGAAAATCCACCCACTGATTGTGACTACTTTACTCTCTTAACCTCGAAAAGAGATCAGTTGTTAAATATATTTTCTGAAAATTATAAAACTTTATCCATAGAAGAAAATGGTGTAAATATTTTGAGAAAAGATTTTTGCGAAATAATAAATATAGATTTCCCAACATCTTCAAATATAAAAATTATAGAATATTCTATACAAATAGAATGTATAGATGAAGAGTTTCATAACGAATTCTTTGGGGTTGTTGAGCCAAAAAATTCAACAAGTTTTGCTTTATCGGAGGTTGGTCATTATTCTATAACTAGAAGTATATCGGCAAAAGGAATTAAAACATCTGGATCTACATCTGCGATTCAAAATGCTATAGATTTTGTAGAAAATAATTCAGGAAAAGAATCTGTAGATTTATCGATAATTGAAAGTGGTTTAAAATTATATTTAAAATCTAAAACAGAAAATGTAAATAGAATAAAAAATTCTTTTGAAGTAACAGAAGAGTACATAGCTGATAAAAATGATAAAAATTTAGATCATGGAATTTTAATCTACACAATAAACTCAAATATAAATGCGGGCCAAGTGCATGAAGTCGATATTGGTGGAAGTTTAGACTTTGGTATAGATGAAGACTTCAATAAAGCTAGAGATAGGATTAAAGAAATTGACTTTTATTCTATAGCTCAAAAATCTGGAATACAAAATTTAGTTACAAAACCAATATCATCTAACATAAATGAAAATGAAAAAACGGGAAAAATAGAATTTTCATTTGTTTACAATAATGACACTACTTTTGATAGCTGTGGAATATCAAAAGAATATAATTTTTCATTATCAGAAGTTGGAAATAAAATAACAATTTCTGTATCTGGATTAATAAATGCTAGGGGTCCAGTTGGTAAAAGATGGGGTCTAATAAAAGATAAATTTTACTCAGAAGAAATAAATAATATATACCAAAAAGCCCAAGATAATGTAAACTTATATTTTAATGGAGTTACATTAAATGAAAATTATGAATCTAAAAGTATAATAGAAAAGGAACGAGTAGGGCAAATAAGTTTTGAGTTTGCTTTTTCAAATAAAAATAAAATTGAAAATTTTAAAAGTTTTAATTATAATATAAGTATGGAAATGTCTGTCCCAAATGTATCTATAGATATGAATTTTGGCGGAAAACAAGATCACTACACTGTATCAAGGGGAGGGTTTACAAAAACGGTTTTATCAGTATCAGCAAGCGGAGAATATTTAAATACAACCACAAAAGAACAAGCAAAAGTTTTAATGAAAAATAAAGTAAATCAAGTTTTAAGTCAGATTGAAGTTGATTTTGGATTAAATTCTGGGATAACTTTAGATGAAAACTCAAGCTTTGCTAAAAATAAAAATTTAATAACGCTTAATAAGAATGTAGAATTTTTTGACGAAGCTACGTTAATGGGGAAACAAACATGAGTAGCTGCGTAACAAAACATATAGATGAATTTTGTGATAAATTTTTGTCACTAAATGTTAGCTTTGGTCCTGAGAGTGAATTTGTTGTAGAAGCAGAAACTTTAGGTAATGGGACTATACCAATAGAATCTGAAGTTTTTCAAAAATATTTACCAGGCACAGCAAAATTCCAATTACTTGAAGAAACTTTTAAAAAATCTTCTGGAGGGTTATCTACAAACTCTAAATTTTACGACCCTGTAGCTAAGTCTTTTAAGACAGACACAATTGCTGCAGGTTTTGGGGGAGATTTTAATCTTGGAATGGAATACTTTACAGTTCAGGGCATACCAACACATTATGGATCTCCTAGAAATCTTACGGTATCACGATACAACTATATGAGAAATATTTGGCCATTACTTGATAGAAAAAAAAATGGATCACTTTATTACATAGGCGTAGACGGTCTTGTTAGACAAATGAACTCAAATGATCCTCAACAAAATCAACATGTCCCTGGATATCCAAATCCGTATACTGAATTTGGAGAATGGTATTATACGTTTGGTTCAGTGACCCTGAAATTTGGAATAGAAACTTATGATTTTAAAACTGGTGGAAATTTACCCTCAGGAGCTATAGCATATCCTCAAGGCTTTTTTTCTGATTCGGGAACTATACAATCAGTAACAAACTCAATGCTATCTGGGTCTGGAGCTATAGCAATTGGCTCTTCATTATTTGGAGGTTATAAGATAATAGAAGCTGGCACAGATCTTGGAAAAGTAGGAATTTTAAATGAAGTTGGTATATCTGTACCAGACGAAGCAGAGTCTTCATCAATAACAAAAAGTTATGGAGACTCTTATTCTTCTGGCGCTCAAGTTGTATCAAGGACGACTGGAAGAGTTCCAGATACAACTGCGGAAGAAATGGGTGAAATAAATGGTGGATTTGAAGAAGTTGGGTATACTACACAACAATATCAAGATTCTGATGAAAGACCTGGGAGTTATTATAATTTAAGCGCTTTAAACGTTTTTGGGAGACCAACAGACGGTACAGTAAGTAGTGATAGAGACACTTATATCTGGGCAAAAATAAGAGATTTAGGCGTAGTCAGGGAATATGGATTAGCACTGTTAATTCAAACAGGAGGCACTTCCGTTTCAAGTACAGAATTTATTGAAAAGACATATGGGCCTGAATGGTTGAAAGATAGTAGGAGTATTTATTATAATGCAGAAGCAGCGATGAATTCGGGGGACGCGCTAGATACAGTAAGAAACACGTTGTTACCTCAAGCAAGCGAATCTGTAAATGAAACTCTTTTTTATTCAAAAATTACAAATTATAATCGGTTTTGGAAGGCGGCGGATCCTGGCGCAAGTCTTTATTGGAGTACTAGTGGGGATTTAAATAGAGACCCTAATGATCCACATATTGACGAATTAGTTGGATTTCAAAATTTTGGATCAGCAAATAATCCTACTGGAGAAAAATTCTGGAGGTCACCAAGTGGTGGAAATATTAACCTTGTGGAATTTGATACGCCAATTGAAAATACAGGTTTTTCAGACATTAAGTTGGCAGAAAATAATGAAATCTTTACTATAGGAGATCTTGTGGGAGAACCTGGAGAAAAACCTCAAACAAGTGGTATAATATTGGTTGACTTCGGGCCAATAGTAGAGCCAAGCTTTAGTGGAATGGATGAAGATTTTACTAGGTATGAATCTATAATAGACTTTACTAAATCAAATTTTGATCAAAATGAAACAATGTTTGGAGGATTAGCTTCTATTGATACAGTAAATCTTGAAGCGTTAGTTAAAAATTTAATAAATAAATATGGAGAAATATACGATTCTATGTTAGATCAAAACCCAAGTGATCCTAGTTCTATATACAATTCGGGACCAAACAGTTACGACGTACCTAGAACCGCACTTAGAAGAATAAATAACGAAAACAATGGAAAAAAAGGGTATTGGGGTAGTACATTTATAAATAGATCAGGACCAAGGTTATTCGGATGTAGATCGAACCGAGCGAGACATAATAGAAACGATTCTTTTTCGACGGTTGAGTTTAATATTAATATTTCTCCTGATGGAAGAAATAAATCTATTGGAGGTGGTGATGAAGGGATTGCATTTGATACAGTTAATAGAACTTGCGCAAATCAAGTTGACGTAGAATACGTAGAAAAAATAAACTTTACTTTAATAAATCAACTATATGATTTTGAAGCAAACCCTTTTCATTTAAGATTTTTAGAAGGAGCTTCGATAACCGTGAATAATGGAAAATTAAAAGCTAGCTATACATTTTCACAAAAGCCATATATACCTAATTTTGCAAAAGCAGCTGAAGGATCAGCTTCAGCAAGAAGATTTATTGGAAACAGGAGTTATTATTCAAACTTACCAGCGTATAGCCTTGGTACACAAAAAGGAGTGCTTCCTGGCTTCAGATATTAAAATATGAGATCTAGTGGAAAAGGAGCAGGTTATAATAGTATTATATCAACACAAGATGGAAAGATATCTTTATGGATTAATTCTGAAGGAATTACAGCAGAAGGAGTTGATAAAGAAGTTGTGTTTGATATTAATCAAAAAAAAGTTTATGGAATGACTCCAGCAAATGGAGACACATTAACAATAGCACTAAGAGAAGTTGATTATTGCGACACTGAGGGTAATCAATATAAAATGTTAGTTTTATGCTCAGAGCCATATACGTCAAGTTAATAATAATTATTATGGGTATTGGACTATGCTGCTGCTCTGACAATCGAGGGGGTAATAAAATATACAAGTATGAAGGCTCTTCCTATCTTAGTAATGCTTCATTGTTTAATCAATTTCCAGGAAATCAATTAAACCCACTTTTTTCCAACAAATCTTCAACAAATTTTTACGGAGGTTCTACGGGGTCTTTTTCAGAAGATAGTTCTTCAGTGAATTTTAGATATGGTTACAAAATAAAAATAGGAGGAAATTATCTGGGGCTTGCAGCTGGAGATGCTGGGTTAAAAGTGTATAGAATAAAAAAAGATGGAACGTTAGAATACAGTAACCAGTTTAATTTAGTTACAGGAAGGAGCTCTGAAATGTCAGCTGATATTTCAACTTCAATTGGCTTTGGTAATATTGTAACGCCATGTTTTTTTGGCGATTCGCTTGGATCTAGGTATGGTTACGAGCAAAATTCTTTTAGTGGAGTTTATGGATTAAGCTATGGTTCTTTAGGTGACGGTAGTGTCGGTTTCTTTGCTGCGTGTGGAATTAGTGGAGTAAAGTTTGTAAGTTTAGAGGATAATAGAATTGTAAATTTAATAGATCAGTCTTCATTTTTAATAAGGGAGGTTTGTAGTGCTGGAAATTATTTAGCAGTTGGATATGCATCTTATAATAGGCCAAATACAAATTTTTCAACTTTCGATCAGTTAGATTTTTTACCAGAATTTGGGGGAGCAGGAGCTCCATATATATCTCAGCCATCTGGAGCTGGTAAATGTCAGTTTTATAGTAAAAATGAAAACGGAGGAGTTGATTATGTTGGTGAAATTAATTGTGGATCAGTAAACGAAATAAGTAATTATGAACAATATATATATGTAGCCCATGAGTCTGGATTAGATAGGGTTAGTATTGAAGGGCAAGGGGTTACGTCAGAGCAATTAATATCTGGAAGAAGTGTATTTGCTGTAGATGTTATTAAAGATTATTGGGCAGCTTCAGTAGAGAATGGATATTATATAAACGGCCAATTTACAAGTATGTCTTTTGAAAAAAACTTGTGTGAAGACATCCCTTCAGGCACTGGACAAGTAAGGGCAAAAATAAATGATAAAAATATATTTGCGAATGAATATGTAGACGTAAACCAAACAAGTTTTAATTTACAATCAGAGCCATTTTCAGTAGGTTTTAGTGGAACTAGTAATGATTTAATAATAGGAGCTTTACCCACTTCTATAGATATGACATCTTCTTTTGATATAATTGGTTCGTGGCAAGGGGGATTAGTTATCAATAATGAAAATATTTTCGATATTATATCTAACAACTGCTCAAACTGGAGGAAATCTGAATCAACATCATTAAGAAATGGCTATGGAAATTTTCAATATACTCTTTCAGCAATAGATATAGCATCAAAAGGTGATTATACATACGTTTTAGATTGCCCTCAATACATAGCTAATAGTATGGGGCCTGGATGGTTTACGCCGCTGGCACCTCAAGAAGAAAAACCTAGAGAAGCTCCAATTGAGTTATATTTAAATTCAGAAAATGGAGTACATGAAGCTGCCGCTGGAATTTTAATATTAAAACATCAAGATTAAATGTTGAAAAAATAAAGTTAATAGATAATATATTATATATGGAAAAAGACTTAAATATAATTTTAAATAATTTTTTAGATTCTAATCAACCATTAATAGATTCAGAATTTAAAGAGCATATAGAAGCTGTAAGAATAGAGTATTTACAGGAGATAGGCAAGCCAGGATGTACTCCATGTATAGTAAACGCAGCTAAAAGAAAGTTTTCTGAAAGAGTAAAAAAAATATTCGAAGAAAAACAACAAAAAAATATCGACCCTTTTGAAGATACATCTCCAAGCCCATGATTGATTTCACTAAACAGTTTTTAGAATTTTATATATGGGGCTTCTTGGCGTCAATGAATTGGATATTCGTTTGGCAAACGACAACGTTAAAAGTTAAATTTTTAAAGGTGTGGCTTTTTATCAGAAGGAAAAAGAAAAAAGTTTTTACCCCAACTGACTTCGAAGAATATGTATACGAAAATTGGGGTCTGTTTGGAGAATTATTATGCTGTCCTATATGTTTCAGTCATTGGACTGGAGCTATATTTTATTCTTTGTTGTGCTATTTTTTTAATGCTCCTTTGTGGGCTATACCAATAGCATTTTTTACATATCCTGTTTTAATATACTTTCTTATCAAGAAGTATATCAACTAAATTCTTCTTTCATTATCTTGAGAAGTATTCTAGCCTCTTTAGAAGGTATATCTTTATAAGCTTCCCAAGATTCAACTTCTGAACAGATATAAACTTTAGCTTCTTTGAGTTGTTTTAAATAGTCTTTGAAGCAATCAAAGTTGTAACAGTTTATAAGTTCTTTAGCGTTTTTCTCTAAAGATGATTGAATGTCAAAAGATGGGCTAGAGGAAGTTTGCTGATTTAAGGCGATAGGCTTACCATCAGATGTATCCATTTCATCTGATCCAACTATGTGTACATTCAGAAAGTTTCTGACAGCTCTGACGAACGCTCTGTTACAAGCGATAGTTTCTAAAAACTTCACAGCAAAACTGCTACAATTATTTATTGTTGCATTAGCCATGTCTTCATAAATTATAGCCTTACCTCCTGTTTCATAGTTTGGTATAAAAACAATACTGCACCTAACTGCAACATGGTCGTGTTCGCATTTCACAGTTTCATACGAGACTGAGTCAAACCCTCTTAGTCTAGCAAGCTCTTTAATTCCAGACAATTTAATTAATAGTTGATGATCTCTCAATCCATCAATTACTTTTGGTACGGGTTTGTTAAATCTTTCAAAAAAAGCTTTATTAGGAAATAAGTGTTCTTCCTTTACCATAGCTCGCCAATTAATTGAACCACCTTCATCGAAGGTATATTGAACATTTGTTAATAATCCGTTTTCATCCCTCTTAAATAGGGATGGTCCATAATTATTATCTATTAATATATCTTCACTCATATTTCCTCCTTCATTTGATGATTTAACTGTCGTAGAATTTTCGCAAGTAGTTTCTGAAGAAACGTTTTTTTTTGGTCTTCCTCTAGGCATGACTATATATTACTATAAAAATTTAGATAAGTCAAGCTTTTTTAACGTTTTCTATCTGCTTTTTAATTCTAAAGTTAATTATTCTTGTTATTATATTTTTAACAAGCTCTTTCACTACTTCAACTTCACCTGGTTCTAGGGGTATTTTAAATGTATCAGAACCATTTCTGGTAATAGAGATTCCAAATGCAGGAACGGTTTGTTTCTTTTCTTCAAATTTTTTAGTTTGAGGGTTTAGTGAACTAACTTTAATTTGTTTATCCCAGGGGGAGAATTTTATAGTAGTTTTATTATCTTCAAAGTTATGGAATGTATTGTATTCATACCTATTTGTTAAGGCATTGATAATTGATCCACACTCAAATTCATTAAATTTTATAGAAAGATTCTTAGATGGATCATTAGAATTACCAGAAAAGCTTCCTGTTTTACTATCTGCGTTCCAACTAAACTGCTTGATCGCATTAACGAAAAGGCAAGGTTCACCATCTTTTTGAACGCCGTATCTAAAGCTGAAGGCGCATCCAGCATTTTTTGAGTTTGGTTTATATATTGATGTGCTCATAATTAATCGTAGTCTATTTTAATGTTTTTGCTTTCAAATCCTTTTTCTCTTAGTTCGGTCATGTGTCTCGCACCCTTTCTTTCTTTTGCATAATTATCATAGTACGTTTTTTTAACTGGGTCTACACCTCCATTCATTGAGGCTCTTTTTTGAGAAAGTTCTTTTGAGTAGTCTTGCATATCTCCATATGTACCTTTCATATTCCCTGTTTTTTCTATAAAAGCTGTATTAGAGAAAGGGTCAATGTTTGATTCGCAGTTTAATTGCGGATTAGTCCATTCCCTTTTCCATTCCACACCGTCTTCGTCAAAGTATACATGCTCTTCGTTCATTGTTTGGACAACTTCTTTATATTCTTCTTTTTTTGGATGTTTGTAGATATAAATTGGCATTATTTTATACATATATAATAACCAAATACCTTAAAAAATCAAGAAAAAGTGTATATAAAGTTATGATGTTTTCATTTATATTGACATTGTGTTCTGCACTAGCTATATCTATAGTTGGTGCATATTTCAGCATAATTGGACTTTCGACAATATTCGTTGGTTCTAATTTATCTGTCATAATAATGGGTTCATTTCTTGAAATTGGAAAAGTAGTAACAGTACTATGGCTCCATAAGAATTGGAAAAAGAGTGGGATAATGCTTAAAACATATTTTATTTTTGCAATAGTAGTTTTAATGGGTATAACAAGTTTAGGTATATTTGGTTTTTTAAGTAAATCACATTTAGAGCACCAAGCTAAAGCTAATACTGATATAATGTTGATTGAAACAGCTGATAAAAAAATAGAAAAAGAAAACGCATTTATTCTTCAATACGAAAAACAAATTAAAAATTTAGAATCTAGTATGGAATCGGGATCAAAGGTTTCTACTGTAGAACTCGATAGAGAAGAGTCTAGATTAAAATCGTTAAGGGAAGAATTTAATGAAAATATATCTTTAGATTTAAAAAGGATAGAGCAAAGTAAAGATAGATTAAAAGTATTAGATAGTGAATTAAATACTCTTAAAGATTCCCCTGGAGGTTTATTTTCGAATAAAAAGAAAAAAATTGAGGAATTAATTAATTCTCAAAAAGAAGAAAGAGAAGAAGTTAAATCTAATATAGCTATGTATAACTCTTATATAGAATCATTTAGGGAAGATTTTGAACAAAAATCTAATTCAATAAATAAAAATATAGATTCACTTAGGGGTTTAAATTCAAATCAAAAAGGTGAAACTTTTAAGAATATTCAATCATTAAATGATAGAATAAAACAGTCTATGGAATCTATAGAAGAAGCTCAAATAGAAAAAGCTCAAAGAGGTAAAAACATAAGAGAAATGGAAGCTGAGATAGGACCACTTAAATATGTAGCTGAGGCAGTTAAGGATTTTGGTGGTAATGAAATTAGTACGGATACAGCTGTAAGAATGTTAATAATGATAATTATGGTCGTATTCGATCCTTTAGCTTTGCTTTTAGTAGTAGCCGCTCAAATAACTTTCTTTAGTACAAGAACTAAAGTAAAAAAGGTTGTTACGAAAACTAAGAGTGAAAGCTTACCTGAAGCGCCTAAAGAGAAAAAAACTATTAAAGATAAAATTAAAAAAGTTTTTTTACCAACCCCGCAAAAAGATTTTAAGGTCTTAATGGACGACGATTAAAATTCAAAATCGGGGTCAAATTCTGAATAGGAGTCGTCTGAAGTTTCTTTGGGCGACTCTTCTTCTTTTACAGTTTCTTCCTCAACTTCTTTTTTCTTTGGTCTACCTCTTTTGGGTTTAGATTCAGATTCTTGATCTACTTTGGGGCCAAATTGAACTTTACCACAGTAACCATCTACATTTACTGTTACGCTATTGCAGGAAATTTCTTCTCCATTGCTGAGAGTTTTCTTATACTGCTTAGGCATAACTTGAGCGTTTGAGATTAAGACTTGAGCTCCTTTCTTGAGCAACATACACTTTTCGCCTTCTTTACCCCAAACGTCTACATAAAAGAATAATGCATTTTCGTTATGAGGATTATTAACGGCGATTCTGAATTTACAGACTTTTGTTTTACCAGCGTCTTTAAGTTCTGGATCTGCAACTAGATTTCCGATGCAGTGGAATTGATTTAAATAAAAAGCCATAATTTATTTTTCCTTTCTAATTTTTTTTAAGTATTTATCGTGAACATTAATGCATCCTTGGACGCTTAAATTTATATCTTCCTGGCAACAGACGTCTTTCCAAGGCATAACATTGTTATTTTTACCCTCTAAATATCTAAATGCAAAAATTTTATAAACCCTTTGATCTTTTTCTTTTTTTAGCATTTCAATTATTTCTTGTATCATCTCTGTGTTTATTGACTCTGTTTTGTCTGGGCAATTTTTTAAAAATTCTTCTGGATAGTTAGATTCTTTTTTCTTTTTTTCTTTATTGTAATCATTTATACATATCCACGTTACTCTGTTACCTAGGTATGTGCTGAATTTTGCGTTCTTTGTTTCGTCGAAGTCCATAATAGCTTGGTAAATATAATACTCTTTATCTCTGAAGAAGTCAAGTCTTTTTTCTTTAAATTTTTTAGATATATACCTTGAAGCCATTTTAAAAAAAATACCTGAATGCCTAGAGCATATTTCGCAGAAATTTTCAGCAATGTTTATTTCAGATTGTATTTCTTTTATTAATTGATTATCAGTTTTGTTTTTCGAGTCTTGCATTTATAAATGATCTTACTTGGGTTTCGCCATTTTTAATATCTTGGTTATCAAAATTATCCCAAACGACAATATAGTCAGCATTCTTTTTTAGAAAAGGGAGGTTGTTTCTTTCGTCTTCGTTTGCTGGGTTGTTTCCTAATCTTTGAATAAAAATATTAATAGAGTCTTTAAAATTTTCTTTTATCCATTCCTGCTCATTGGGGTATCTTACATCGGTAATAATTGATATTATATTTGATTCTTGTTCTTTTTCAACTTTGTTTGATATTTTTTTTATCCAAAAATTTTTATCAATAGACCTAGCTAATGTTCCGTATGATACCATCAATGGTCTTACAGTTTCTTTCTCTTTATCAGAGTAAGAATCTACATCGATATTAAATTTCTCTAGCAGTAGTGGTCTTATATCTTTTTTAAGTTCATCGGCAAAAGCTGACCTCTCAATATTTGCACTCTCGCTTAAAATTTCTTTAAATAAAAGATAGAAAGAATCTTTTCCTGATCTTGCGGCTCCTGATATTCCTATTAACATTATGCGTCTGGTATTATTTTTTTAAATTTTTTAGCTAAAGAATGCTCTCCAATATCAGATAAAACCATAGATGTTGAAAAAACTTTAGAGTGGTCTTCTGAAAAGTTTATACAATAATTTGTCGTATCTACGACAATTATAGCAGGTGAGAGCTTAAGACTCTTTCCATATTCTTTAAATAATTCTGATAAAGCTTTTGAGACCGCCTTATCGAATGAGGTTGATATCACACAAGCTTCCCAATCGGCAGAGGTTACAAAATACGTATTTGATATATCGTCTTCTTTAATTCTTAACATAATACGTTGGATTATATCATATATTTTAA